TTGAGCTGATTGCCATTCACACCAGCGCAATTGAGGAGCGTGTTCCCTTTCGCACTCGCCGCAAAACCCGCCACCGTGCCCCTGAGCGTTTTTAAGCCGTTTTTAAAGGCCATTAAGGTGAGCTGAACGTCCTCAGCAAATTCGTAGTATCTCTCAATCTTGCCGTAATTCTCGCGCTCGTGAGCGACAAATCGGCCAACGCTCCCCTCCTGAGATCCGTAACCAATCGTAACCCGGACCGAGCCGCCATGAATTTCTTGCTTTGATACGCTCATAACCGTTAAACCCAACTCCTCACAAAGTAAGGTTAGCGGGTAAATTGAAAAATAGCTGAGGTGCTCGTGATAAATTGTATCAAATTCATGATTGTCGATAAAGTCGATTAAGTAAGGGAATTCCATCACCAGGACGCCGGTCGGTTTCAGCGATAGCCTGACCGACAATAAAAATTCGTGAACATTATCGACGTGAGCAAAAACGTTTGTGGCCGTAATCAAATCAGCAAAGCCGTAAGTTTTGACTAAAGTATTGGCCGCTTTCATGCCCCAAAATTGGGCGATGGTTGCAATTCCTTGCGCCTCGCAAATAGGGACAAGGTTTTTAGCCGGGTCAACATTTAGGCAACGGTGGCCAAGTACCTCCCGGAATTGCGAGAGGAGAGCGCCATCATTCCCGGCAATATCAACGTGGAAAGATCGGTCGGTTAAACTATATTTTTGTTTCAGGTCGAGCGCCATTTGGTGGCAATGGTCGAGGTAACCTTTGGAAATTGAGGAGCGATAAACGTAATGAGAAAACATGGCCTCCGGTTCGATCACAATTGAGAGCTGAGAGAGGCCGCAAGATTCACAAAAGACAAGTTTAAGCGGATATTTTTGTTCGTGAATTAAATCTGTCACCGACTCCGCCAGGTTGTTGGTCAATGGAAGGTTGCCGAGGTCGAGATAAGGCGTTAATTTGTCTGAGTTGCAAATACGGCAGTTAGCATGATTTTTATAAAACATTGGATCGTTTTGGCAATAAAGTTATTGAAAACAACAACTTAACGAGTCGCAACGAATAAAAGACAATCGCCATTTACGTTTGACGGGCTCGGCGTCTCAATGATTTTTGTGAAACCAGCGTCGCGAAAACATTGGCGAAGGTGTTCCGGGTAAAACCAAAAAGCCCACTCCTCCAACCCGCCGCAATAGCTTTCAGATTTTAACCTGGTGCCGTGATAGTGGTTTATTTTTCCGAGGTAATCAAAACCATTATGAGAAAGTTTTTCAACGTGAGTGGAGGGTTTGCCGTCGCTGGCGACCTGTGACCAAACGAGAACGGTGTCGGTGATCTTGCCGAGGTCATGGATTAATTTGGCCGGGTTTTTTTGGTGGTAAAGGACGCCGGCCGCGGAGACAAAATGAAATTTTGCAAGCCCTGGAATTACAGTATCAAATACTTTCATTTTTTCCGCGTACATATTAACAAGGTCATTAAAGTCGCCAAATAAAAAATGAGCTTTCTCTAAATTAAAAGCCTCTTTTACGACAAGACAGCGGAGAAAGCAATCACTCAAGCCCTCGACCGCGTAAACGTCCTCAGCTCCGGCCTCGATCAACATTTTGGTGTGAGCCCCTTCCAATGGTCCAAGCTCTAAAACCTGTTTTCCCTTGGCTCCGCCAATTTGCTCAAGGTGCCAAAGGAGCCGAGGATCTTTCGTCAAAATTTCAGTTGTCCCGCCGACCTTTTGGCCGTCAATCTCGAATTGAGTTGTCCATCCTCCAATGGCGTCGAACATGGCCGCCCGCGTTGCTTTTTTGCCGGTTGTGATATTCATATTTTGAGTTTAGTTGTGAACGAATAAACAGCCACCAACTTTATAAAATCGGTCGGCGCCGTACCTGTCAATGACGTCTTTGAAAAAAATCCAATCCGCGGAGTGGGTGCTTATGTCCTTCCAACCCACCGCGGCCGCCTCTTTTAATTTCAGCATGACGCCACCGCAATCTAAAAAACCAACCTGGAGCTTTTGATCCATCACTTTCCACGCGGTGTATGAGTGAATAATTTTCTCGCAATAAACCGCCACCGCTTTAGGTCTCCTCTCAAACTCTTTAATCATATACTGACAATAAACCGGGGTATAATAATTGTCCGCGTTGGTGATCGTTACGAAATCAGCGTCGTCCTGGCATTGCTCCAAAGCTACTTGGCGAATGTAATGGCCCCAAGAGCCGCCCCTTTTTTTTGTTGCCTGGAAAACAATTCTATCATCTTTTGGCACCAGCTTTTCAACGCCAAAGGTGTCCGGGCCATCATGTATCAAAAGCAATTTCCAATTTTGGTGCGTCTGTAAAATAAGGCTTGAAATAATTTGAGGATAGGTTTTAAAAACCGGGCAAATAAATAAAACCTTGTCGTAAGTTTTAAGCTCGCCAAACTTCGCCTCGTGCTCGGCTTTCCGGTCGAGCCTCCTGTGATATCCAGTATCCCAAAGCGGAGATCGGTCGCGTTGCGCCACCATGACCACCTCGCGGCCCATTTCCTTGACTTGGTTATAAAATATTTTCTTGTTGTTCCTGTGCTCAAAAAGGTAGCAATGTTGCTTTGTGATTATTGGGTCGGCCGGGAAATGAAGTTTTGACGCCGTCGCCCGGTCGATCATAAACCCGGTAGTCCTGATATGTTTTGTAACGTGCGGAGATATTTCCATTGCCACCACGCCAACGCCGGGCCTCATTGCCCGCTCGAATTGCTCAACGAAATCCGTCGCCATGATCATGGTGTCGTCGGTCAGCCAAAGCAATTTTTCCCATTCCGGGAAACCATCGAGACGGCCTTTGCAAACGTCCTGGAAAGCGCCAATGTCATAGCCTATATTTTTACGCCGAATGTAAGTTGCGCCAGCCAGCTCGCTCGCTTGCCTGTACTCGGTCATTTCCTTGTCAAAGTTGTGAATGATCACCAGCTCCGCGTCTGAGCTGCATTTTTGCCAGCAATCCAACCAATGAGTGAGATTGTTCAAGCGGTTGTAAATAACGATAGCGACGACGGTTTTGCTCATTTTTTATTTTTGGTTTTGAATTCATCTAACGTCTGACGTTGTAAGCGTAAAATTTCATCCTTGTTTTTGATAGTATTGTTATTCACGGATAATTTAACGTCTCCGGCGTGTCGCTCAAAATAATCTCGCATTAAAGATTTTGGTTTTTTAGACGCCCTCCTTAATGTAAAAGGCTCGTTTAACTCCCTGAAAAGTTTAATTCCGTGTACTTCAACCCGCTCAGAAATTACTTTTTTTACGTTCGGTAAAATGACCATTAAGTCGTCAACCGTCGCAAAGTTGTGACCATAACCTTTATTAGTTCGCTCGGTTAAAAAGTCTAAAAACTCGCTTGGTAATAACGATCCTTTTAATGAATTACAACCGGCACAACTATCGACTAAATTTATTACCCGATCAGTACCTCCTTTTATTTTAGGGATAATGTGATCCTTTGTCGGGCGATAGCGAGGGTTGCCCCTTTCCAAAAGGTGCCCGCAATAATAGCAATATTTTGAATTGTCGCCGCTCATGATTTAAAAAAACAGGCCCGGCGTAGAGGACGTGGGCCTGGTCGTTGTGAAGAATTAAAAATTTTCAAATTATAACTGGCGGCCTCCCTGGAGAACAACGTCCAAGTTGCTCGCACAATTCAAATATAAAATTAATTTTCATATTTTGACGGTTCTGGAAAAATAGCGTGTAATAAATTTTTAAAATGACCTGACAATCCACCGTTACCCGTGCTAAACCACGGCCGACCTTTTAACCTGGCGACAAGGTCCGGGTAAGTGTAACGCTGATTTAATTTTATGTCAATTAACGGGGTTGGCTCAAGGCCGATCGTATTGGCGTAAAGAGATTTTACCACGTACCCGCGAGGAGTTTTCCAGTTGTATGAATCCATGATCGCCGGAAATTTTTCCTTATCAATTAATATCGGCGTGTGAATATCAAAATTGTGAGTAGGTAAATTTTTCGACTTTAAAACGTTGTTGGTATTTTGAACCGCCTCTCGCCAATTATTGCCCGGCTTGGCCTTTGCCACCATTCGCTCCAGCGAGCCGCCGGAATAGTTCGGGATCTCGCCCGCCTCTTGAAAGTCGAGAGCAAAATGATCGTCGTGAAGACTTAACCAGGTTTCAGAAAGATCCGGGTGACCGCAAATCCGCGCCATCTTCAACATGATATTGCGCTCCTTACATGGAAACGGGTCCGGGTATTGTAAATGAAAAACATTAGTCGCCCACCTCGGGCAATGGCCGACAATATAAACGTTGCCTATTCCTGAAACGAATTTTTCCAGCGAGCGGAGTGAAAACCGGAGCTCGCCATCTTGCCACGGTGAGCCCGTGCCAACGACATAAACCACGTCAATCATTCAATTTTTGTTTTTTTGTCGATAACAGCCTCCAACCATTTTTTTGACTTCCCAAGCCATTTTTGTAAAGCATAGGAGCCGGACATTCCTATTGTCACAAACGAAAACCGGGGAAAAGTAGTTAGCCAATCAAATTTGGTTGCGACCTCAGCAAAGATTAAATGAAAAATAATAACCGACAAAAAAGATGATAAAATCGCGTAACGATCACGCCTAACATAATCACGCCACCAATCAAACTCAACGTTGGCTTTTAATGCCACCTTGAGGAGTGTGTCAAGTTTCAATAGGGATTGTAAAACAACGCCGGAGAAACCACAAACCAAAAGCCAAATTTGATCGAAGGTCATTTTTTAAAATAGTTTTCAAAAGCCAAATCTTACGCGTCAATGGTCTCCTGTGAATTATCCTCATAAGTTACAACGTTGTAATCTACTATTGTACTGATTGATTTTATTTTTTTATAAACAGGCGGTGGCACCGTTGCCGGGTTTACTTTGACGATAATGTCGTCCGTTCCCTTCGCTCCCTGGTTATCAGTCACCGTTAATCTAACAACGGTCGATCCCGCCGTCAACCCGGTGAGTTGCGTGTTTTGAGAATTCGCGTTTTGCAAAATCCCACTACCTGACACAATCGCCCACCCGTAAACCAGCGGACCGCCCTCGGGGTCGGTTCCTGAGCCTGTCAGGAAAACCGAATTATTTGGCAATGTTATTTCCTGATCACCACCAGCGGCCGCCACAGGCCCTTGATTTGGCGGAGGAGTCACCGAGCCAACAACTATCGAGCCGAGTGAATAAACGTTGTCAGCCGTGCCGCCTGTAATCGCCAAGGCCATGTTTGCCCTCACTCCGTTGGGATCTTTGACGGCAAAGGTCAATTGATAGGTTCCCGCCGCGACGCCGGTCAATGGAAAAGACTCAACAACCGCCAACGGGGTTGAACCGGGTTGAAAGAATTTCAGCTTATGTTTTGAAATCGCTTTGAAGTTGGTGCCGGTTATCGAAAAAACAATATCCCAATTCATCCAACAATTGCCGCGGCCGATATTCTGCCAATTCATAGTTATGGCAAGATTTGACGCGCTCACTTGAACGGTTGCCGTCGTGACTTTAAACCGATAGCCGCACAATTTCGACGCCGCTCTCACCCTGTTTTTAATCGTTGAGTTGACAGGATCAACGCCATAATTTCCGTTCCCGAAACTCGTCGCCCGGTAAAGTGATATTTGCCGCTCTAAATCATAATAGTCGCCGGGGTTCCACGCTGGTGGCTCGCCTGTGATCGGCGCCTTTGTCCACTTATCCATTATCAGCGTATTGAGAGCAACGCCGTTGAACGTTCTCGTATTATTAACGAGATAGGCGTCGAGATAACTATCGGTCGCGCCCCATTGGTCGCGTCTCCAACCGAGCGGGCCCCAAAGGTTTTTTGTTGTCAAAAGATAGTGACCGATTTCAGGCGAGTTCCAAGTGTTTTGTAAATAGTGTGCATCAAAACCGGCGATCATTGCAACCAACGGGAAATTTGGAAAGCCCAAGGTATGAGCGTCAACGATTTTTTTCAGCGACGCGACCGTTGGAAACGTGCCGGTCGGGTAGCCTGAAACATTATTGCCGGGAACATAAGAGGAGTGCCATTCACCCCAAGCGCCATACCCGCGAACATCAATTATTCCAATGTGTTTTTCCCAACCCATTGCGACAATGTGAGCGTTGAGAGCCTGGTGAAAGGCGAGTAATCTTTCAGCGTAAAAAGGCGAGTTGTAATTCGGCGTCCATGTTTGGCCTCCGGGTAATTTCCAATCCTTTACCGCCTCACTTTGCATTTTGTTATGTACGTATTCAGGATAGCAACCCATGCCGCCGCCGGTCGCGAAAGTTTGCCCGCCGGCCTCAACTTCATTGCCGGGAAAAACGGTCATGATACCAAAAGAGAGAGTTTGTTTTGCCGCGATTGCCTGGTTGACTAAGCCATCAAAATAGGCCCAATTATAGGAGCCGAGCGTCCGGCCTTCCAACTTGGTCCAAACAAATCTATAATAAACGTCGTGCCTTGGTGTGTTTATTCCCTCAGTTGGAACATTCACCACGTTGGCGCCGTGCCATTTTTCAACCGCCCGGCCGGGGTTGTTTAAATCGGGATTTGAAAACGGGATCTCGTTAAATGTAATTGTAGCCATAAAAAAGTTTTTGGAGTTTATTGGTTTTTTAAGGTACAATTAAAAAAAAGGGGACAGGCCGGCGAGACCTGCCCCTTATATATCACGAGCGGCATTGAGACATATTAACTAACGCTATCGGCACAAACCGGAGGCGTTGCACCAGCGGAGCAGTCCTCAATTAAGAGCACACCGTTGGCGCCATCAATTCCACAACCACCAGGACGGGCAACCGCCAGTTGAGCGTAAAGGTGAGGCTCGTAAGTCCACGTTTTACAATGAGGCTCATAATACCACTCAAAGTCGATTTCCAGGCCGGTGGCCGGGTCAACAACGGTCGAGTGAGTATAAAGGTCAGTAACCCGGCGATTGTTCTCGCCAATGTTCTCGGTGAACGTGACAAGTTGAACCGCTCCGGGAGACAGTTGAAAGAAATGGTTTTGGCCGATCGTCGCGTCAAGGAAACGATCATAAAAAGAATAGGGATCGGTATCACCCAAAGAGCCTAAATCAATACCAGCGTCGGAAAGGCCAGCCCACTTGTGGTATTGGGTGATCTTGTTCAAAACTTTACCACCAACGAGGGCAAATTGACTAACTCCACCAATGTCGCGGTAAGTCTGATCCAAAAACCACGTTGCCTCGGGGTTGAGGGTATTCATTCCGGAGGAGTGAGCGATAAAGAAAGGAATTCGGGTCAAGGTTTCACCGTCGGCGTTGGTACCAACCAAAGCCTCCAATTGTTCGCCAATACGCTTATCAAAAGCCTCGATAAAACGTTTATTGAAACGAGCAATTTGACGGGTGATATATGACGTGTCGGTTTCCTGGCAATACTTCGCGAGCGTTGCGTGATCGAATTCCAAACGAACCGGGTCGCCCTCGTCATTACAAACGCGGAAAGCCGGGCCGTCGAAATCAAAAACAACCTCCTCAGTTGCTGGAGATGATGGCACCCGCTCAGTCAAGCAAGTCACGTCGGCAATCGCGCAAACATCAAAGCAAAAGGGATTGTCGAAAGCAAAAGCAACCGCCCGTTTTTTACCTGGCACCGTTTGGCCGGAGGTAATTCCGTCAGCGATTTGATTGAAACCGTTTCTATTTTGAGGCGACAAAAGCCAGCGGACAAGAGCATTGGAGCCCATTGTCTTAAATTCCGCCGTGTTGGCGCCGTAGTAGTCCATTAATTTAGCCTGTAAGGCACGACACGCGTAGGTGCCGGGAGCTGCAAAACCCATACAATTCAGTTTTAAAGATGGAAAAATGTTTCTTAGACATTAAGGCCGTCTAAAGCCGAATTGGGTTTGCTCAGTAAAGTGTGAGCGACTGAATTTTTTTACCCGGCGTTTTGATCTTCTTTTAAGCGTTTTGAAATTTTGTCATTCACGTTTTTAGTGATTTTCAATTCGCCATTAGTTGTATTCACCTGAGTAGTGGTCGTTGTGGTTGTCGTTTGTTTTTTGTCAACCAGGTCGTCCGAATCCAAAATTAATTGGATTGCACCAGATAACGACAATATTTTTTTTCCGTTGTCAGTTAGCACGTCGAGCGTTGGTTTGTCTTTCTGCTTAACCTCCGCCACTCCATTGGTGACAACGATCGCGTATTTGCTTTTCAGTTGAGTTGAAATATCACCAACGAGATATTTGGCCGGAGCCCTCAATCCCTTAACTGAGGCCAGCTCGGTCGCAACCTGAGAGGCAAATTGAAAGTCGTTGATCTTTCCCTCATATTCAGTTTTGAACTTAGCCTCAAGCGTTGGAATGGCTGTCTCCATTTCGCTGATCTTAGTGTTGGCCTCAATTAGTTTTGCCTGGAGTTCCTTGTCGCCAACTTTTCCCTCAGATAATTTTTTTACAAATGCCGGTGTAAAAACGTCGATCTTTTTTCCCTCGTCGCCAAGCTCGGTGAAATCTTTATCGGTCAGGCCAACCGCTTTGAGCATATTCGCCCGTACTTGCGCCGCGCTCCGCCCGTATTGCTCCGACTCCAGGGTTTTTAAAAACTCTTTTGGGAGGTTGTCCCGGTTTAAACCTTCATAAAATTTTGGGTCGTTTTTGACCTGAGTTTCGACGTTGGTCCTGATAGGAGCCACGTAAGCGTCGGTTTTAAAATCTTTGGTGTCGTCGGGTAATTCTGAGAGAGCTTTTACCTGGTCCTCGGGTAAGCCTGTTGCTTTAAGGACGTCAGCGAGGTGAGTTTGTGCCATGATCGTGATATTGAGATTTAAAAATAAAAAATTAATCCTGAATTTCCGGGAAATCGAGGTCGGCTTTTATCTCCGCTTTGCCTGTTTCGGCTTTCTCGAGGTTGGCTTTTTTATCGGCTTTCGCTTTAGCCATTTTTTCAGCAAATTCGGCCTTTGTTTTAGCCTCGCCTGACTTATCTTTTTTCAATAAGTTGGTCAGCTCCGCCGCCGCCTCTTGTGCTGAAAGATCAACAATGACTCTTTTAACCGGGCCCGCTTTCGCCCCAACCTTGGCCGGAGCCACGGGCCTGACAACATTCACTTTGGAATGAGGAGTCTTATAATCGTAAGCCACCAAATTCTTTTTGTTGGAATATTTTCGGAGGTTATTAAGGTTTTGCCAGGTCGAGAGCTGATAAATTTGCTGGTGGTCCTTCATGTTTTTGTCATAAAGGCGAATATATGACCGACGGGTCGGGGTGTTTGGATAGGCTTTTGCCAAAACTGAAATTTGCTCGTCGGTGAGTCCTTTCATGATCACCAGGTCCTCGGCCGACAGGTTAGCGCCGGGATTGAATTTCTCGATTAATTGCTCGTTGGTCATTGCTAATTTATTTTTCTAATTATTAAATGATTGACAAGGTAAGCCAAAACGCCAATAAAAAAATCGGCTCGAGCGTTGAAACAATCCAAACTCAGGATAATAGCCGCCGCGATAACGGTCAGCCACCAATGAAGGCAAACCGGGCAAAGGAGCGATCTTTCCCATGTAAAAAACTCTCGCCCCTTTAAAAATAGGTTGAGCCGGTGATCGTTTTTCAGTTGATTTTTTAGCCCCAAATCTTTTGTCATGGCTTGCTCGGAAATATAGCCAAACAGGATCTCGCGTAATAAATTCAGCGACCTGAGCCGCTGGTGTGCAAGGAATAACGGGAAATTAAAGAGGATGGCTTTTTGATCGACGTCTCGCGGGTCCCGTGCCAACGGGCTCCCGATAACGTAATAAAACCAAAAACAAAAAAGCATGATCGCCGTAAGTAATCCAATGAGCTCGTAATTCATAAATATTTTTTAGGTGAATATCGCCTGAGTGTAACCCTTTAAAAGTGGCGTGTAAAGCAAAGTTACGTCCTGACCTGTTATCACAAAGGCGCCGGGGTCAATTTGTAAAATCAAATCACGAATAAAAATTGCATCCTTGCCGGTAAGCACAAACGAGCCACTTTCCGCCTGGAGCGCCCGGTTTACTAAGGTTGCAATATCCTGTCCGGTAAGCACAAACGAGCCGTTGTCCGCCTGGAAAGTGCGGCCGAATAAAAAAACAGCATCTTGACCGTTAAGGATAAAGCTCCCATTATCGGCGCTGAATTGCAACCCGCGCAAAAGATCGACGCTTTGACCGTTTAATAAAAATGATCCGGCGTCAATACTGAGTTGCTTTTGTGCTATCAAGTCAATAGCCTGACCTGACAGATTAAAACTCCCGGCGTCGGCCTCAAATATGACGCCTTTCCCGAGCCCGGCGTCTTGCCCGTTTAAAAGATAGGCTCCGGGGTCGGCGCTGAGAATTCGTTGAGCGAGTAGGTCGGCCGCCTGACCTGACAATAAAAATGAGCCCGCGTCGGCGCTGAGAGCTCTCGCGATATTTAGCGCCGCGTCTTGTCCTGAAAGTGCAAAACTCCCGGCGTCAATTGCAATCACCCGTTGAATGGTGAGGCCCGCGTCTTGCCCTGTCAATGCAAAGGCGCCAGCATCGGCCGCAATAGAGCTTTCTTTTATAAGGCTTGCGTCTTGTCCCGAGAGAGCGAAAGATCCGGCGTCAGCCTGGAATGTGTAACCTCTCGAAAACGTTGCATCTTGCCCGGTAAGGATAAAGGAGCCGGGGTCGGCTTGTTGGGCGCTGTCTTTGGTAAGTGTTGCCGCTTGCCCTGTTAGGGCAAAGGCTCCGGCGTCGGCAATTAACTCGTAAGCGCCTGAGACAACATTCCCAAAATATAACCGATAGCCCATTTATGCCGTTGTTGGAATATTTATAATAATGTCAACCCACTCTTTTGGTGACGTTTGATCCTTGCCTCTCACAACAACATTATCGCAATTCATTTCGGTTGAGGATAGGTTTATTTCGATCATTTCCGAGGCCGCTGGCTCATTGGTCGGGAGGGTAGTCAGGTTGGCGAAAGCGCCGCCGTCCTTTGAAACCTGGAAATCACCCGCCGCAATTGTCGGAGTGCTCTTAAAGTTTCCGGGGTTGGCATAATCCTCAACCGCGACGTAACACGTAAAATCTTCATTTTTTTTGGGAGGGTTGTAAGGTGCTGCCATAATAATATTTTTTAAATTCCTAATTGATATTTTGCCGTTGGTAATGCCACCTGAATATTTATTGTTTGCGGGTAATTAAACGTTGCCACATTAACACCTCTAAGAACGGGAGGTGAGCCTAAATATAAACGTGGACATGAGTGTAAACTAAATACATTGTAGGCCGCCAATGTTAAAAGGTTTTCCGCGCTCCAGGTTGCACCGCTATCGGTTGAATATTTGTAATAAATATTTACAGCCGTTCCCCAAGTTTCAGAGCCGTCCGACTTCCCTGCATAAAACGCCCACCAATAACCAGTTTGCAAATCAATGGTTATTGCACAAAGCCCTTGGTCGTCAGTACCATTTAAAACGACTGAAGTTGTGAAAGCTGTAATTGCCGACTCCGTTACCGTCCATCCTAATAAATCGGCATTAGCTGTGTCAACTCCATTCCAGGCGATTAAAATATTTCTTGAATTTGCTATATCTACCGCCGCCGAAAAATGCGGAAAGCCTCCAAGTGACGGCGTAACATCAACCATGCTTCCAGAGATGGACGTTTCGGCCCAACTATTCGCGCTGTCGTCATACAATTGTCGGCTTATTTCATTGGCTGATACGTCCCAAAAAATCAACATCATATCCTGATTATCTGCCGCCCAACCAGGTAAAAGGATTGCCATGTCAAGAGTCGCAAGAGCCTCATTAATTGTCCTTGCTGCATCCCAAGCCCCATTTGGAACATTAGCATTAGGCAAGCGAAAAAAACCACCCTCCGCTCCGGCATCAATACAAGTTCTGCAATAAACATTTCCACCCCTTGCCCGACAAATACTCAATGAACTTCCAGCCGCAACCGCTGAGGTTCCCGCGAAAATTGTGGTTTCAGTACTTAAAGCGTCTGAGCTTTCTGTATTAATCGTTCGATAAAATGTATCGTGGCTGGTTGTGTGAGTATAGGCTAAATGAATTAAACCCGCTGAGATATCGCTCCAGCGGTCATACCAAATTGATAAACCAGTTACAGTACCCGCATAAACAATTGTTGGGTTGCTCCAATTTAACCCGCCGTCTGACGATTTTTTAAAAGAAACGTCAGACGCAAAATCTATATAAACGTGATATAATACACCGGTTGGTGTTTGAACGAGATATTGAGTCGGGGCTCCTATGCCAAGGCCGTTGCCGGTGTTTGCCGATTGGTCCAAAAATATATCTGCTCTCTTTGGCATTTTTTAAATTGCAAGTTGATAAGTGCCTTTTGGTATTCCCAGGTCAAAAATTATTTTTATAAGGTCCTCATTAGTAGTGTCTAAACCATAAGCAACAATCGGAGGCCCTGAATAAAGTCTCGGAATTGTGTAAAGCGTTCTAATCGTTCCCGCCACCGTTGTCAATTGAGTCTCCGCGCCCCAAGTTGTACCGCCATCCTGTGAGCATTTGCAATAGACATTCACCGCCGTTGGATAGGTTTCTGATCCGTCACTTTTGCCGACATAAAAAAGCCAATAAAATCCGGTTTGTAAATCAAGGCAAATCGCGGTAAGCCCCTGGTCGTCGGTGCTATTTAAAACGCCATCGGTCAGCGCCGTGATCGTTGACTCATCGACTGTTTTCATTAATAAATCAGCATTGGCCGTATCGACCGCCGTCCAAAATCCAACAATGTGTTTTGAGTTGGTCAGGTCAACCGCCGCAGCGAAATTCGGGAAAGCTGTTGAGGCCGGGCTGTCAAGCGGTCCCGCCGTGATGGAAGTCTCCGCCCAAGTGTTTGCGGAGTCGTCATAAAGCTGGCGACTCACCTCGTTGGCTGAGGCGTCCCAAAAGATTGCTAACATATCCTGGTTATCAGCGGCAAAGCCTGGCAGCAAAATCATCATGTCAAGGCTTGCCGCCGCCTCGTTTATTGTACGAGCCGCGTCCCAAGCTCCATTTGGCACGTTGGCGTTTGGGAGCCTGTAAAACCCGCCCTCGGTTCCGTTGTCAATCTGAGTCCTACAATAAACGTTCCCGCCTCTTGCCCGGCTTATCGATAAAAAACTACCAGCTAACGATACGGAAGTCCCTGCAAAAATTGTCGTTTGGGTGCTGAGAGCGTCGGAGCTTTCCGTGTCAATGGTCCTGTAAAGTGTATCATGGCCGCCTGACTCGGAATAAGCACAATGAATAAGCCCCGCCGAAATTCCACTCCACCTATCATACCAAATCGAATGAGATATAATCGTCCCGGTAAATATAACCGTTCCCATTGTCCAGGATAACCCACCGTCTGAAGATTTTTTAAAAGCCAGGTCTTGGTTTATATCCATGAAAACACAATACAAAACCCCTGTCGGGGTTTGTATCAAATATTGAGTTGCGGCTCCGGCATTTAGCCCCGTTGCCGCAAAAACTTGGGCGACTGCTATATCAACCTTTTTCGGCATAAATTAAACGAGCGTAAATATCTCAGTTGGTAAAGTCACGGTCAAAGTTTCGCCGTTGTTTAGCGTCAAGTCACTCAAGTAATCCCACCAACCAATGAGCGGGTCCGCTGGTGAGGTTGGATCGTCGTTATACAAAACGAGATACCGGAAAGGGGCAACCGCTCCGCCCGAGGCGGTTAAAACAAGGGTGTCACCTGTCAGCGTTACCGTTCCCGCCGTGTGCTCGGCCGTCGCTCCTGTGATCACACGCGAGGATAGATTGGTATAAGCGATTGTTGTCAGATTTGCCAAAACTGAGTTGGTGTTTACTGGAGCATTTGCCGCGTTGCAAAGCGCAAGCGTCAACGAACAAGTCGCGTCGGAGGTGAAGTTGTGAACGCCTTTACAAAGGTCCTCTACGAATTGCTGAAACTTATTGAAAGCAGCCATAAAATTGATTTTTTATTGTTTATTAAATCGAAATGCTATTGTAACTTTTGTAATATCTAAAACACTATCAACGTTGAAAGCCCAAATATCACCCTTTAAAACCACCGTTGAAAACGTCACCAGGTTTAAATTTTGGTTTTTCTGAGCTCCCGAAAGCGTTGGTTTTTCCGTCCCGGCGATTGTGTCGGCCACCGTTGGCGCAAAGTTGGAGTAGTTATCTTTCCAAACATCGACAACAATATCGCCTGTAACGTCTCCCATTATCGTCCACCCCTTGACAATGGCCGGAAAGCCCCACTCAACAAAGCCTTTTAATCCTGTCACGATCTCAGTCCCGCCGCCGTCGATAATATAATTTAAAGAGCCTCCGACGCTTACCCCTGCCGCTGAAGATCCCGACGAACTACTCGCTCCCGCCGTTTCTTCGCCTACTTTTTTTTTTGTTGTAAACTCGAAACAATCGTAAACCACGCCGTCAACATCAAAGCTCAAAACCTCGCCATCCGCGTCTTTTACTTGCCCGGTGTAAGTGAAATTTTCATTTAGGTCGTCTTTGTCAAACGTCGCTGAGTCGCCCTCGGTTAAATCTGCAAACTTTTGAACGACCGACGTCATGAATTCCAGCTCGAGCATATATTCGCCGTCGGCCGGAATGGTGATCGGTAAAACCAGCTCCAGGTCGTCGCAAAGTATCACATCACAGAGCTTGACGATTCGGGTGCAACAACAGGACATATAATTGGATTTGGGTAAATAATACAATTTTCACTCTCACAATCACTCGGCTTTAAAATTACGCTGATAAAAATATCAACGGCAATATAAAAAGTTTTGCCATCAAAATGATTTCTGAAAAGCGGAGACTCCTCGCGCTGGAGTCTGAATTTGTCCGAGATCACCCGGATCAACCTCACGTTTTTGATAAAAGTAAATGATAAAAGTTTCGTCGTCAGTTGCTCATGATCGCGGCCCTCAACATCGTGAAAAAATACAACTCGCAACGGGATAGCAACGTCAAAAGCATGGCCACAACTTTGGATTTTGATTGGTGTCGCCACCGCGTCGCCGGCCGTCCTGATATACGCAAACAGGCCATGAGTGTCGTCAATGCCTGAGTAGGTATATTCGCCGCCTTTCGGGTATGCCGGGTAAATGACGCCGGTTTCCCGGTTGCTCAGGATCTGAACCGAATGAAAAACCTTTGCCACCAATCCAGTTGTTTTTAGGTGTTCAGCGATTTCTATTTGTTTGAGCGTTGTCATTAAAAATTAAATTTTTGAGCCAAAAGATCACGAGTGACGGTTCGCGCAATTTCCCGCTCGTCGGTATTTAAAATAAAAATATCCACCGCTTGTCCACTTGCCTCGTTGGCCGGGAGCCCGTTCCTGAGATTGTAAATTTGTTGCTCTTGCCACCTGGCAATATTGGCGCTGTCGTCGTTGGTGATCCTTATTTCAGCCTTGGTATTGTTGACTGTTATTACTTCAATCGCCCGCCTGAGTGTCCCGGTAAATTCCATGTCTTTGCGCCCAACCTGGCGGCCCGCCTCCTTTCTGTCACGCTCGTATTGTTCGGAATAATAAGGCCCGAGAGATGTCCCGTTTGCGTCAAGGGATTGGTTGAAAATCCGCCGTTTCATGACTCCCATTGCGGCATTTAAGCCAGCAACCAAAGAGTCGGAGAAAGCTCCTCCGGCAATTTGCGCCCGAATTAATTTCAGCCGGGCCAATACTTCTTTTGTGTTGCTTTTATATTCCATTAACTTTAGTAGAGTTTTACATTTTGGTTCGGATTTCATTATCGGCCGCCGGTTTCTACTGGTGGCCTTTTTTATTATCTTTATTCCTTGTGAACGTTTTTTCATTAGGATGTGGTAACGGTCAGGCGCCTCTTTTTAGATTGGCGCCTCTTTTTTACCCCGTCGCCCAAGCCGTTGCGATCAACGAATTGCACACCACACAAACGTCGTTGGTTTGCTGGAGCGTCGTAAAAACCAAATCTTTCACACCTCGACCACCCGCTCCATTTAATTTATCCTTGTAAAGTTTAGCATAATGAGCCGCGTCAGCTTTGGAGTCGTCAACATTCAATCCCGTTGTTTTATTATTCCTGGCCGATTGCAGCCTGGTTTGAAAATAGAGCTCCGAAACTTTCAGCAATAGCGCCATGCCAACCATTCGAGGCGCTGAGTGGGCAATAAAACAAAGTAGGTCGCTGGCGTCGCAAGTAATCGCCGCGCAAGGCTGAAAGCCCCAAGCGTTTTGAGACTCCACGCCATCGGTCAGGCCGCGAAATTGTAAGTCGGAAACAACGGTCTGTTTTCCTGAGCAACCGCAACCGCTTGAGCCAGTTGGGCAACTCAATTTCGCCTGTAAAACCTCCGCCTCGGCAAAATAAATCTTGACTTCTTTGAGCTTGGTTGAGAATTTAATGCCTATAAATTCCGCCTCTTGCCCGGCCGTGAAATCATATTCAATTGTTTTGCTTTGGACGCCATCGGTGATCACAATATTGAACGTGCCGCCGGAGTTTATTTTCACAATTAAGCGATCTAATAAAATGGCGGAAAAATTGCTTGGCGAAGTGTTTTTAATTAAAATACCGCGTTGAGCTCCGGCGCCATATGTCGATAAAAAAGAGCAAGCCGAGCAACCGCCTGTTAATTGGTTTTGGACCTTATAAGCGCCGTCATAAATAGCCTCAACGTCGGCGATCATCATCCGGGCCGCGGAGTCGATCAATTTAATGCCGAGTTTTTCTCCCGTTGGAGCGTTGGCCTCGGCGACATTGGCGAGCTTAGTGACGTCAATTCCCGGAATATCATCCACCCAATACATGGTATCTTGGGTTTCACAAGTGTTTTTTATTCCAATGAGATCGACAAAGCAACTTTCGGGATAGGCCATAAATTATTTTTTTTGTTTGGGTTCAAAAACAATGTTGTTGCCTTGACCGGGCAAAGGTTTTTTGTGATCGTTGTCGCCTTGGATTATCTCCTCCGGGATCTCTTTTGGGAAAGCCGCGCAAGTGAATTTATCCAGGTTGAAATGTTTGCAATTAATACAAACGGGCTCGCTAATTAACATCTTTTATTGATTTTAAAGTTGCCTCATACCACGCGTTAAACGTTGTTCCAGTTCCTTGTACGTGATAATCGTAATAGCTTTTTAACATCATTTCCCCAATCTCTTTTGCCAAGGCCCTCGGCTTTTTGTTTGTCATAAACTCCGCCCAACTCTCAGCAATCATTTCATGCTCAAGGTGTTTTTTGTTGCCTCCGGCCGTTGCGCCGTACCTTGATAACTTATTCGATAACGCCTCAACTCCAAGGGCTCGCTCCCGTTTGAAAACTTCCTGAAAGCCTGGCGTTTCCCGAAATAAAATTGTTTTATCAATTTCGTGGCCGATCTCGTGAACCATAATATAACCAAAATCGTCGGCGCTCTCAGTAAACCACTTTGAATCCCGGTTATCTTGAACAATTTTGTCTAAAGCTACTTTACTTTTCGCCTCGTTGGCATTTACAAACACCCCAACAAATTCGCTGGTGTCAATTTCCTTACCTCCTGGAATTTTTACCGACGACTTATTTGTTGACCAAGCCAACACTCCGGCCCGAACCGCTGGCACCTGATCGCGAGCAAATTGCTCGGCATGAAGGTCGGCCGCTTTTTGGCTAAATGTCTTAACTATTTTTTGGTACCAATCGCTTTTTTTATACTCCTCAATTATTTTGGCTTTCATTTGTTTGTTAGCCTCTTGAGCCGAGCCAATTCCATTTGTGCGAATGTTAGGCATGGCCGTTTGAATGTTGTAAACCGCTTTATTAATATCGTTAGCAACGTCCAAATGTATCCCTTTGAAATCTGCAAACTTAACTTTTAAAACATCTTTTGCCCACGTCTCGGCCTCTTTTACGCTCGCCGCGGCCTTGTATGGCGCCCGAATAACCAGCGGAGGCGCCGGTTTCGGAGTTGGCGGAGGCGTTGGTCGTGGTGTCGGCGCTGGTGGCGTTCCGCCTCGATTGGTTGGCGTCTCGGTCAACTTAGCCCGTTGTTGCTCGGTGAGGGTGATCGGCGTAAATTCATGACGGCAACCCCAATGGAGCTTATTTATTGGCAGATTATCGAAGGTCGTCCCCTCAATCAAACCATCTTGCTCCGCCATTGTCTTTAATTTCGGCCAATCCTTTCGGTCGATTATTCCCTCGAGCTCATTGATTGCATATTTACATTGCTTTGAGCTGGTATCAATCAGCGAGCCGCTCATGATATACGTGTCAATGCTAAAAGTTTGCATTATCCTCGTATTGATGGCGCCCGTATAACTGTCAACGGCTTGTTGTGCGGTTTGCTCCAGGTAACGGCCCAACTTTCCGCTCTTGTCCTGACCGCTGGCAATGTAATCTTTCAACTTCGCCATTGCCTCCTTTTTATTCGTGCCGCTGGTAATGTTTTGATATAACAGTTGGCGGAGAGGTTGAACAAAGTGCTCGTTTAATCCATTTTCAGAATATCGGTTTATTATTTCATTGGTCACAATCTCTTGAACCGGGCCGAGTCTTGCTTGCTTGACATTTACACCGTTGCCCTCTTGAAATTCGGTCATGAGTGAGCCAATATCTTTGAAGTTTTTCAGGAATTGACCAACGTTTCCCTTGTAATCGGATAGCTCGGTCACGGCCTTGGTCACGGTGTCACTGAAATCATTGAGAGCTTTTTTGGCTTTATCATTTGGGACGATTTTCCCGTCTTTGGTGTCGATTTTTTCGTCAACAAAATCGCGAATAATATCAACGATTTGTTGCTCAATGTCCTTTAATTGATGAACCGAGGCCCGCTCACCTTTTGCTTTGAGCTCATTGAGTTTTTTTATATACTCCTCCGGGGTCACGCGGCCGCGCCCTCCGGTCCGCTTTGATCGGCGAGTTTCTTAATAATACTTTGCCTGAAATCCTCACCCTCGGCCTGAATTTCAAAACTTGCAATTTCCTTTTCCAGCTTTTTTATTATCACCTCGTCGGAGTCATAAATCAAATTTTTGTCGGTCATGTATAGCTTTAAAAATGCCGGATAGCCCAAAACGTGATTTATATACATTTCTTTTGTCACAACATTGACCGCCTTAAATGTCGAAACCTCCTCATTGTTGTAAAATAGCAACGGGTCGAATTGTTTCAGGATCTCCAAAGCCCGGTTTACTGGCGAGTCCTTGCTCACGAACTTAGTCACAAAGCTCTCAACCCGGTTTCCTTTGATAAAGATCGGGGCGTTGCTCATTAGAATTGCATTAAGGGCCACAAACGCCTCCGACTCGGTCAGGATGGCAAAAGAATAAGGCCGCTCCACCGAAACGCTTGTCGGGTTGCGGGCGATATAATCCTCCAGGCATTGCAGCATAATTCTGAGGTTATTGTAAAATACTTTTGATATTCCCAAAAGCCAGGCATAAAGGTCGTCAAGGTCGCGGTCCTTGCTCTCAACGCTCTCAACATTGCCCGTCTCTTTTTTGTATTGGATGAAAATCGCCAGCTCAGCCTCTTTTAAATAATCTTTCCAGGCATTTTTTGAGTAATCGATTATACCAACGTCAGGCGAGAAAAATTTGACCGGGTCAACTTGTAAGTGCTTGTTGTCGCCTTGATCGTTGGGGTCATACCTTGGATTGTAGATTTTATACGGCGATTGCACACTCACAAACGAATGACCTTTACAAATCGGGCAATTAGTTCGCCCGGTTGGATCGACCGTTGTCGGACAACTAACCTTTCCGCCTGAGCAACCAGCATGATCGCACGGGACCTGGAGCTCGCTCATTCTCGGATAAGAAAATTGCAGGTCAACGGCCCGGTGATTTCGGTGCTGTAATAGAGCGAGGTTTCCAAATGGTACAAATGGTTGAACAAACGACTCATAAAGTGCCTGATCTGCTTTATCAGCAACCGGACCGCCACCAGCAAAAACAGGCAATTGCCCCAACGGCTCGCCGAAATTCACAACGGTCGTGTCGTAATTGTCGTTATTTTTTTGCGTGTAAATGATAAAGCCATCCTTGGTAAAAAGATGGACAACCTCTTTAATGATCTTGACCTCGAGCCGCTCGTTGTAAGTCGTTTCTGTCCACGTCCTGGCGTTTAACTTTCCGCCGGCTTTCTCGTCGAGATATACGTTTCGGTGGTGAGTCACGTTTTGATATTGATACTCAACCTCGCTGTCAGCCTCAGAAACAAAAGATATGAATTCCTTATCCCGGCTTTTGATTAATGAGCTCCTCACCCATTGAACCGGGCAAAAATCGTGTTGCTCGGCATAATCAGGAGGGTAAACAACAAACAATCCGTTGGGATCTTCTGCAATCGCTTTATGTACCCATTCCTGGAGAAAATAATTTAGTAGGTTGTGGCCATCGGTCTCGTAATCTTCCAACCATTTATTTAGATCGTCTCCGACATTTATTGCAAAAGAGCTCGACGAAAATATCCTCAAAATATTATTGATACCTTTCCAAATGGCCGATTTTGTTATCGGCTCATAGGTCGCAATACAATGAGCTTTTGAGTCGGGGTGTTCGTTTGGAAATAGCGTATCAACCTTAGCGAATAATTGCCCCTTGGTGTGAACCTGGAGCGCCTTGGCGATTTTCTCGAAATAATCCTTTTTCCAATGAGGTAATGTTTTCAGCTCCGACGCTTTGATCATTGCGGGCACCTGGTCGAGAGGTATTGGCATTGAGTAGGTTTTTAGAACAACGAGCCGAGAGGGATTTCTCCGACCGGCTCCTCGTTCATAAGTTGTCAATAAATTAAGACTTCGGCAAAATAGTAGAAAGGTCGGGCACGTCGTAAGTCCGCGGCATTCCCAACTCAACCCAACTCAACTCTAACGTGATGGATTGATACTCCTCGAAATTATCAGGAACCGTCCAATTGAAATCGGAGGTCGTGAATACACCAACCGGCAAAACGGAATTTTCACCTTCGCACATTCTTGCGATCAACAGGAAGTTGTTGAATTTGGTGATAATGGCGTTTACCTGCTCGTTGGTGATCCGGGCGGAGGTTTTATCGAAATATTTAAGGACGTAAGTCAGCGCCCAAGTCGTTTGAACTACTTGCTCAATACGACAAGATCCAACCCTTTCCTTTTTGTCGGCTTTCTTAGCGATTGAGCCGAGGCCAATTCCCAAGCGCCCCAAAGTTGCGGCCGGAAATGAGCCATCCAAAAGATTCTGCCACCATGCCAGGTCGAGAATGTTCTCCTCGCTCATGGTTTCAGTACAGGGGATAAAATACAGGTCATTAATACCACCAACCGAAAGCTCACCTTCGCAAGACGCGGTGGAGGCCGGAAACTCGATCAACGGGCAATCAACGGTTGGATTGCAAGCCGGAGCGGTCAATAAAGGCATATAAAAAAAGTTTGAGGTAAATGTAATTTGATACCGTGCCAACGTGAGCCCGAGGCGAGGCGAAGGTGTGAATGACATTTCAAATATAGTTTGTTATTGACATTTCATTTATCTTTTCCAAAAAAAACCATGACAGGCCACCGAATTTATGAGCTCGCCCTCTCTCACCTCGGCGAAAAATACTTGCTTGGCGTTATCGCTCCGAAAAACGAAAGCGATTATAATGGCCCTTGGGATTGCGCCGAATTCGCGTCCTGGTTGGTTTATCAAGCCTCCGGCGAGTTGTATGGTTGCGCCAATAATAACGGTGATCCAACCGGCGCCGACGCCTATTCCGGATTTTGGGCTCGCGACGCTGAAAAGTTGGGTAAAAAAATAACTGTTCAACACGCCGCCGTTATTCGCGGAGCGGTCGTTGTTAGGGTTGCTGGCAATGGGCAAATCGGTCACGTTGTTATTTCAAACGGCTTTGGAATGACTATCGAGGCTCACTCCACAAAGACAGGAGTAATCAATTCGAGCTTAAATAATCGCCGTTGGGATTTCGGCGTCCTGGTGCCGTGGATTGAATATGAAATTTTAGACAACGATCACCCGCCGATTAAAAAACCGGGTAGCACAATTTACCGTTGGACCACGCCAATGATGGAAGGCAATAAAGTAAAAGAGATTCAATTGGCTTTGGGAATAAAGGCCGACGGCTTATTTGGTCAGCGGACCGCCAACGCGGTGAGAGCTTTTCAACAAAATTCGAGCCTGGTGGCCGACGGTGAGGTTGGCTACCAAACGGCCGCCCGGCTCGGGATAACAATTTAAACAACCGGGCAAAGGCCATCTAAAACAACCATGAGCGCCTCGATTGGTGCCCGCCATTTCTTAGGCAGAAACCAAGCCTTTGCGATCACTTCCAAAAAAGGTCTCACCTTTTGATAAATGCCGCAAACTTTTGGAATTACATCACCCTCCTCCGTTATACTTTCAACGGGAATTAAGCCCTCGTTTTCGATTTGGTCAGCATGAGCGTTTAGCTCTGAGAAAGTCATCATAAAAAATAAATTTAAAGTGAATTAATATTTTGAAGGTAACAAAAAAGCCTCTCGTAAAGACGAAAGGCTTAATCTAACAGTGTAAAATAAAACCCTTAGAATATGAAAAAACCATTAACAGGGTAATAGTACAAAACTTTTATGGTATTGTCACACTACCTAATAAATACGAGCCATCCAACCCGCGGCCCTCAATCGCCAGCGGCAACGGCAACCGATATTCGTCGTTGACTATTCCAACCCCTTTAATGATCATGTAAAGGTCAAAAGTCCCGGATGGCAATCCACCAATTGGAAACTCGTCGGCATGAGTGTCGGTCCCGGTATTAAATAATTTCATGACCTTGTCGGAGTTGCCGGTCCATTCAACCGTAACGCCGTCTCTCAGCTCGAAAACAATCAGCCACTCCTCATACGTTGGCGCAATGCCTATATTTTCCCAATCCAGGGTGATTGTAAAATTGGTGTCAATAGCGTAACCTCCGCCCGTCAATAAATAGCGATAGCCTGACTTTTTAAATGCCGCCCTCGCCAAATCGGCCTCCGTTCCAACCGACATATCAGTCCCCCAATTGCCATTGCCGTAGCTTGTCCCGTGATAGGTTTCGATTTGCTCCTCAATGTCGGAGTAGTATGGCGGTGAGCCTCCTACGCCACCAGCGGGCTCGCCTGTAATCGGAGATGTCAGGTATCTCGCCATTATGTAAGTGCTAAACTCAGCCGAGCCTAAATAAGTAATGTCATTATTGATCAAAATTTCGTCAAGGTAAGCCGATCGGTCACCCCACTGATCACGCCGCCAGCCAACCGGGCCCCAAGCGTTGGTTGCATTGATCGCGTACAAACCGACCTCAGGGTAAGGGTGAAAAATCGGGAAACTTGAGGCGCCTGAATCAAAAGCCGCGATCATGATTTGATTTGGCCAGTCAGGAAACTCCTCGGTATGTAAATCAATAATTTCTTTGAGCGTTGCAATAGTTGGTTGACGGCCCGCCGGAAAGTCGTCCCAATCGGCTGCAAAGCTCCCGGTATGCCATTCGCCATATTCACCAAACCCGCGAACATCAACCGCGTAGATCACGTCACGAAATTCAATCTCCTCGCTCGCGTGAGGTCCACCCTCGGCTACGTAACTCGTTGCCAGGATATGAGCATAAAGCGCCGCGTGTAAAGCTCGCAATCTTCCCAAATAGTGAGTTGAGTTGAAATTTGGCACCCACCAGCCATCGACCTCATAATCCTCGTTCCCGGTGTCGGCTTGCATTAAGTCGTGCAAATATTCGGGATAGGAAGATCCGAAACCGTCATAAGTTGCGTTTCCGCTTTCCGCTCCGGTAAATAGCGACATAATCCCGAAACTCAGTTTTTGCCCGGCGTCTATTGCGGCCTCCATGACTGAATCGAATTCGGTCCAATCGTAGGTATCAAGAGCGGTCTCGAATTGCGTCCATTGCCAACGCTGGTATCTATCAAGAGCCGCGAGTGGAGCATCCTCAACGGGCACGTCAATTGCCTGGCTGCCGTTGTGCCATTGCTCGGCTCCGCGTCCTGGAGCCATGAAATCGGGGTCTGAGTAAGGAATTTCGGTAAAGGAAAAAAAGAATTCGGGAGGGGTTTCGCTGCCTGAGTCACTTTCTGAACCTGGAGCGGAGTCACTTCCTGAATCACTTCCGGGCGGTTCGCTGTCGCTATCTCCGCCTCCAACGGGCTCGGTTTCAAACGGGATCTCATTTCCGAGAGCGCCATCACAATCGGATTGAATGGTTCCCTCGTATTGGGTGCCGGGAGCGTCGAGTGTGTCAACAAAAATCGCTGGCGAGCTGGTCACCGTTGGCCCGTCGCGATAAGCACCTCCGGCAATTGGTCGATATTGAATGATATACGACGTCGCGCCGCAAGTCTCAAAATTTATTGTTATTGTATTATTTGCCATTATGAAACAATTTGAACAAACCAATCAACGCCTCCCGGCATTACTGCCTTATTTGGAAACGTGTAATTTCCGGGACCAATCCAAGGCTCCACGAATATCGTCCCGAATGTATCTCTAAACTCAACCGCAACGGGTGTACCTGAGCCACTCACCGCAACAATCACGTCGGTATTTAAGTCATTTATGCCGGTTAAAAAATTACCGCTTTCCATCGTTGAAATCGGGAAATCCGTCCCGGAGTCATAGGTTGGAGCAACGCCATCAAAGGTCATTCCGGTGACTAAAATATCGGGAATAGAATTCGACACAAAGCCGGGCACGTCCTCCGCTGGTGGTGGCTCCGAGCCGCTATCACTCGCCGAGGCCGATCCTCCTCCTGTTTCCCAAGGGATCTGAGGGCCCAATTTTCCGCCGCCGCAATCGGATTGTAAAAACCCCTCGTAATCGGTGTCAATTGGGTCCTCATTGTCAATAATGACGGCCGGGCTGGCGAATACGTTCGGGGCCGTCCTGTAAGCTCCGCCTGAGATTGGGCGATAAGTCACCACGTAACCAGCCGCCGGAGGGTTTCCACAGGAAGTAAAATTGATCGTGATCGTGTTTAATGCCATAATTAAACGGGAATTAATGTTACTGTGTTATTCGCCTGTAAATAGACAACATCACCGTCTCCGGCCGTTGCTGTTAATATTGTTAGGGTTAAGGTCATACCCGACGTCCCGTTAAATACAAAATCATCTCCTCCCGTCCCGCCTAAATCGCTGCATAATGGTAAATAAATATCCGTTACGCCAAGTAAAAAAGAGAAACAATTTACTCCAACGGTTGTCACGCTTGGAAAGTCAAAAACCTCCGTTGCATTAAACCCGCTGCAAGCGCCATCGGCCAACGTCACACAATCCGGGAAACTTATTGTAATTAAACCCGTAGCCGCTAAACCATTATTTCCAATTGACGTAATTAATGGGCAAATTAATGTCGTCAAAGCTGAACATAAATAAAAACAGGCGCCAGGAATTGCGGTCAAAAGAGGAATATTCGCCGTAGCCAAAACGCCGCAATTACTAAAGGCTCCTGTTGATATTGTGGTCACCGCTGGAAAATAAACCTCCTCCAAAATTGTATTGGTATAAAAACAATTTCCACCAATACTAACAACACACTCGGCGTCGTCAAAAACTGAAATCAAATGCTCATAACTTTCAAATAAATCTGGAGCCAAAGCAATAGCCGAGCCACCAAAAAGGCTCACCTCATTTCCCGCTACTGAAACCGCTGTAAACGTTGTACCGAAAAATGTCTCCCAATCTGCAACATTTCCAGAATCACCAACCAAAGTGTCAGCCTCGGCAATATCGTCAAAAAGCAACCTCAATGCCGGGCCGCCGGGCTCGCTCTCACTTCCTGAGTCACTTGCTGAACCGCTGGCGCTGCCTGAATCGCTCGCCGAATCACTATCCGACGCACTGCCTGAGTCACCGTCAGGCTCCGCCGTTGCTGAAATGACAACCGGATCACAACAAGCCGCCGACGTGACTGACGCCGATATGAGCGTCGGGGTGCAACACTCCTCGCAAGTGCCGTCGTCGCAACCGTAAAAGAGTTTGAATGCTTCCTTGAGTTGAGCGTTGGCCCGCCATTGGAGATCATCGTCATTTAACCCGGCAAAAGCAATATCAGAAACAATATAAATCGTGCCGTCATTCACCGATATCGCTCCGCGGGAATAAATGGCGAGTAAAACATTTTTAAACCACTTGGGAACAAATTCACCAGGCTCAAATAAAAAGGTTTTCTCGACCTGAGTCCTGAAATTAAAATATAGTGAGCTTTTAAATATCGCCCGGTTGGCGGTTTCTTTTACTTTTCCGTTTCGTACCCAAGCTATATGAAAATAGCGTACCGCCGCGTCGCCCAACGTGCCACCAATGGAAAGGCCGTAATAAATCCCGTTAATATCAAAGCCGGTATTTGTTGCCGCTTGTGGATGGCAGCTCTTAACCTTCATTAAAGGGACGCAAGGCTCAACGGAAAGCATCTCGGAAAAAAAAGTCTTTCCACCCGCCGCCAAGTGAACAACAAAAGCCGAGGCGCCAATTGTTGGATTGTTGAAAGCCTTAAAAACGCCGTAATAATTCAGCTCCGGCGTTTGCCCTATGACATACTCCTCCGGTGTGATTTGTTCAGTTGCGCCCGTGCAAACGTCAACCAAAGTGAATTCAAAATCACCTGGAGACTCAAGCAAAAAATCTGCATAAAGTTGTAAAACAGAAACCGCTGGCAAAGGAGCGAGCCAACTTGGCTCACAAGCCGGGTTCCTTGTGCAATTTGAAATATACGTCCCGTAATCAGTTGGACCGACGGCCGTCGGCGTTTGAATCATTTTCATTTTTAGGTTGTCACTTTATAAACCTGGCCTTTTAATCCGATTTTTTCGCCGTCGTAATCAATATTAAAGCTCTCAATTCGCCCGTTCACGTCATACCCGTCACGGGCCTCCAACTTTACAAAATAACCGATTTTTGCAAACTCGCCCTCCCAAACTCCCAACAAATCTAACATAGCGCAGCAATTTGCCGCGTCTAATTCAAAGGTTTGGTTGTTGCTGAGTGATAACATCGGGTTGTCAATTTGATTGTGAAAGCTGTCAAAAAGATTGCCCTCAAAAAACCCGTCAAAATACATTGGGTAATTATAAACGCCGCTCGGGATATACTGAAATTTATTCCGGCTCGTGTAAGCCTCCGAATCTTCATTAAAATAAGTGTTTGGCACAATGTCGCCAGGGTCAACGGCCACCATTTTAGCCCGGTTCATTGACTCGCCATCCCAAATGATAAGCCTCGGCGTTGCCACTTGCTCGGATGTCAGCCTCACCGCTCCGGTGTAAGTTGCTGAGTCAAACAGGTCGCGAAGATCCTCGCTTTTGTTGGCGATATTGATCACCCAAACCGCCAGGAAACCAGCGAGCACGGCCGCCGCTCCAGCGGACAGGACGCCACCAAGTAAGGACGCCACGATCACCGCAACGACAACGATCAAAGCATAAGCCACCGTTTCGCCATCATTAACGGTCTGGTGTAAATAATCACCTTTGGCCCGGCCGTCCCTTATCGCTCCAGTTGAGGCAAATTCAAAGGTTTTGGAAACGTTACCCTCCAGCATTAAGTTGTTTGCAGGGCCATCAAAATCGATAATGTCATTGTAAAGGGGTTGCAATTCCTGACTCGCCAGATCGCTCCCGTCAATAGTGTATTTATACCGCCCATAAGCCGGTTTTTTTGAGCCGTTGAAAGTGTACCTCAATGAGTATTTATCCCAAAGTTGCTCAACCAACGGGTCGCTAAAATCAAAAATTGGAGCCGTATCGAGAAAATCAATTTTAGGACGAAAAACCAAAGTATTGTTAGGGGTGACATACCACTCAGCCGCAAAAACAGGCTTGAGCTTATCCAATAACTCAGCGAGGGTAATATTCCAACGGTTTTCAAAATGAAAAGTCAATCCGGGTGAGGTGACCGCCGCGTCGTCGGATACGTGCATGGCTCCCGAGAGAGGGAAATAAAGGCAAAGGTTGTAATAAGGTGAGTCAGCGTCATGAAAGATCGTGTCAACGTCAACGCCGCACTTGTCGCAAACATTGGAAATAAAATCCCGGATTAAAGGAGCGTCAACAAAATTGTCAACGTTCTGAATTCGCCGGAAAGCGTCGTCGTCCTCGTTGAAAATCGCGCTAATTATTGGAATGGTCCGCCCGAAAACTGAGAGGCCAAACCTGGCTGAAGATAACAGGCGAGGGCGAGCCTCAACGCCGGTCAAAAAACAAGGGTGAGTTTTAGCCGAAATATCCGTGAACCAATTTTGCCAGTTGTCCCAAATAAACGTTTTATGTATGCAATGCCAAACCGGATCGGCCTCGCGGAGCTTGACCTCATATTCACAAGGCGCCCCAAATGGCGAATAGGAAAGGTTATCGGCTTTGATTTCAAACGTGCGATAGGTTTTCTCACAAAGCTGGTCGGTGATCATAACCTCCACCGCGTTTAACGTGGAACAAGGGGTCCCCTCCAACCAATCCCGAACAAACTCAAAAGCCGCGTCGTTGAGGGTGACCGATAGGGAAATACCTTTGTCGTAATTCGAGCCTCCGGCATTTGTTTCGGTGGTTTCGGCGCTGGAATTACTGTTTATTTTATCCCAAGAGAGCGCCATTTTATCGGTGCCGGTAATGTACTTGGTAAATTCAACCCAAGTCTGATCGACCACGCCAGGAACATAAATTGCTGAGTTGTCGGGTTCGCATTGGATAACAACGTCGCCGGTTTCATCGACCAATTGGCGACGACGGAAAAAAATTCGGAGGCGCTCTCGGCTTTCAACCATAATCAACTCTTTTTATCAATTGCAAATTGCTCGGTGGCTTTTAATACCGATAAAGCTAAACCGTTTTTGTCAAGCGTTACATTTATTCCCATTTGTGAAAGCCGCCTATCTAATTGCTCCAGGAGCGCCGAGTGTTCTGAAATCTTTCTCGTTTGTTGCCGGGTGGCGTTTAGTAATTCTGAGTCATAAGCGATCACAATTCCGGCCGCCTCGGTCATTCGCTCATGATCTAATTGAGGCAAAATCCTGTTTACGGTCCTGTAATTATTCACCATTGTGGAAATCTCCTTTTTAGGGTAGTTATTCACAAAGTTGTTGATAACGTCAGCCGGGATTTGTTTATCGAATATCGCCTCAACGGTTGGTTTGTATTGGCGGTTCACGTCAACGGGCAAAACAGCCTCGCCCGCTGTGAGTTTGGCGTCGATTGTGTCAACTCCGGCCGGGTCGCCGGGACCTCTCTCAACTCGTTTCGTTCCTTTCTTTAGCTTTTGGGCGCCGTCATTGGTCAGGCTCGAAACAATGGCATAACCGGCCGAGATAGCTGCAATAACGGCTCCAGCAATGGCAATGCCGCCCAACGGGCCGGTCGTTGAGATACCTTGAGCCAGCGCCGTGGTAAATGCAACAAGGGCCTGAGATGTCTGTAAAATAGCGTTGATGGCCAATTGACGCCGGGCCGCCTCTTCTTGTTTGAGTTGTAATTCCTGTAAACGATCCTCCTCAAGCCGCAAATATTCTGAGTTGCCGCGCTCCGCGATACGGATAGCCGCCTCGACGCGGGTTTCCTGGAGATCAATCGAGCGTTGCAAAGCTCTTGCCTCGGCCTCATTGGCTTGCTGCCAAAATTGGACAACTTGGTTAATAATTCCGCCGATAGCCTGAGCATATTTGGCGAGCTCCTGAATCCTCCCGTTTCGGTCGGCGTCGTCAGCCGCCTCGCCCGCCGCGTCAGCAATTTCGAGTTGGCGTTTAAGTGCATCAATTTGAATTTGCAGGGCAACAATTCGATCTTGTAAGGCTTTTTGACGCTCCGGGTCATTCTCAACCTTCAATTGCGCCTGTGCATTTTTAAGGAGCTCCTCTTGCTCGCGAATATTCTGAGCAATCCGCCGGGTTGACTCCTCGGTCGTGATCCGTGTCAGCTCTTTTTGAAACTCCTCATAAGAAATCTTTCCAGCCTGGTAACGTGCCGAAAGTTTTTGAATTTCGCCGGTTGTTGCCTGTGAAACAATTAAGGTCGCTCCCGTAAATATTCGCTCAACTTGCTCCTGAGCCGCCTCAAAGACGCGGGCGGAAATTTCTTCCTGTTTACGCGTCGTTTGAGCAGCCAGGTTTTCCAATAATTGCGAATAAATTACCTCAACGCGCTCAATATTTTGTTGGGCCGTTTCTGGTGAAATAAGGCCCTCGTCCCTCGTGTCGTTTATGCTCTTGATAAGGTCGTCACGCTCCCGCTTGAGCTGGTTGCCCTGTGACCTCGCCTCAATCCTCACCAAAGCCGCCTCGCGGGTGAATTGGTCACGGATTAAATTGGCCCGCTCCTCACCGTTTTTCAACCTCAAATCAAAAATAGTATTGGCGAGATCCGTTTCAGCCTCCTCAGCCTCACGTTTAAAATCTTTTATAGCCTCTGTTAGATCAACGTTGGAAATTTGCTCAACGACGGTTTTTAAAATCAGCGCCCTTTGTTGGGTGATCTTTCCGGCCTTGACTTCCTTATCCAAATCAGCCAAAGCGTCGGAAAGCGAATTGGCAAACGATTTTCTGAGGTTGTCCTCGTCTTGTGGTTGAGCCTGGAGTTGCTTATCTCGGAGGGTTCGTTGTAAGGTTGTCAGCCGCTCCAAAAAGGCAACCGTGGCATTATACTCGCGCTCCCTTGCTTTTTGCCCGTCTTGGAATTGCTTGGTTAAATTCTTTTCCTTGTCGCCTGTGATTTGGTCGTCAATTGCGATCAATCGCTCGCCTAATTTGATAGCGTCAGCGTTGGATTTCTCCAGAAAATCGCCTGTTTTTCCGCTGGCAATAAAATCGTCCTGTTGAATTCTCAGCTCCGCGAGTTGTGCCCGAATCAATTCCTTTTCCCTTATTCCGGCTTTTTGCCTGACCTCGAAAAGTTTTTGGTCGAGAGCCTCCTGAGCTTTTATTGATGGCTCCTGGTTGGGTATGAATCCCAACGTCCTTTTTAGTTTCTCCTCCTCAGCCGCCGTGTTGTTTTTAAGTGATCTCACGCGACTATCTAACAATAGATTGGATAGCTCTAAGCTGTCATTATAAAGTTTGTTTATGTCGGTGGCGTCCTCGGTTTCTGAGCTGAAAGCACCCATTGCATTAGCCGCAAAGCCAAGTAAAACGATAAAGGCGCCTATTCCAGTGGCAAGTAGAGCCACCCGGAAAGCCCGCAACGCTCCGGTTGAGGTGCCGACAACGGTTGCAAATATTCCTTGAGCAATCGCCGCTCCTTTCGTGGCAATGGATTGGCCAACGATAGCAACAACCGATTGCTTTTGTAAAAGCGTTTGAATTTCCTGGAGCCCGTTTAAAACGAGCATGATCGCGTTGAGCCTTTGCAATGAGGCCGCCACGTCCTCGCTCTTTAAACCGAAAAGAGCCGCCGAGCCCTCAGCCACCCCAAAGGCCGCCGCCGCTCCGCGAATAGCACCAATACCAAAGTCAAGGTTTCGCGTATCGGAGGCCAAAACCTTAATCCTTTGTTGAGTGTCTTGCATTTGATCCTGGAGCCGCCCGGCCTGAATGGCGAGGGTTTCAAACTCCTCGGTATTGTCTTTTCCTTGCTCCTCCAACCGAGCCAGCTCCTCGCGTGTTTGCCTGAGTTGGGTCCTGAGAGAGACTTGCTTATTGCCTGTCTCCTCGGCCGTATTTCCGTATTGCTCAAGCACCTCCTCGCCCGCTCTCACGATATTGGTCAGGTCCTGAAATTCTTGCGAGTCCGGGTCCAACGTGTCGAGTTTGGATTTTACAAACGCCACCACTTGGGCAAGTTGCGTCATTTCGTCCTTGGTATCAGCCAACGCCGCCTCGAATTTATCGAGCTCAGCCGTTGAAATCCGGCCCTGAAAAACATTGCGAAGCCTCGCCCCTGCTTGCGTAATCTGAACAACTTGTTGATTAAGGGAGGCAACATCAAAAAGTGTCCGCCCCTTGTTTTGGTCGGCGAGCTGTTTGCTCGTGGCTTGCAACCCGGTCAACGCGTTTTTATAATCCGTGGCCTGTTTAGTCACCGCCGCCAAAGCATCTTTTTGCGTCACCAGGTTCGCCCGGAGCTCCTTTTGTTGGGATTGTAAGGTCTTTTGTTGCGTGTTGAGTTGCGCCAGGTCCGCGGTGTAAGTCTTTGAATTTGTATCTAACGCCTTTATTTGGTCAGCGTTGGCCTTATACTCCGCCCGGTTGGCTTTGAGTGAGTTGTTGATCGTCGCAATGTTCGCCCTTAGCTTATCCTCCTCCACCGATAGCCGGGTCAGTGAGGCGGTCATTTGATCAATGCCTTTTATAAAAGCCGATGGGTCAAATTCTGAGGAGGCAACGAGAGCTTTGTCGGTATCTTCAAAAGCCATGAGATTATTTTTTATTTATTTTATCGAGCGCCTTTTTCCGGGCCTCGCCCTCCTCAATGAATAGGCTCAGTTCCTGGTAAAATTCGCCGATTGTGTATTGTAAAAGCCGATCTCGTTCACTCAAAACCCCTTCAGTCATTCCCCTAATCAGCAATTGCAATTTTCTCTCATGCCGGGTAATATCTCGAATTAATTTAAAGGCGCCGCCACTTTCGTCTCGCGCTGAGACACTATTGAAGCAATTCGGGAAAGCCCCTTTAAGGCCTGACCAGCATCCCTCATGCAATCGGTCCACCAGTTCAAAAAAAAAGATTGCGACTCAATATCGTTGCTCATGGCCGTCATTTTCGCCGTTAATAACGACGCGCTCCAGGCGTCAGGCAACTCGTCATTGAAAAGTAAATAAACCGTGCAAAGGCCAAAGCATTGTTTGACCGGGTCGGCCATTGTCTCGGCTAAACTGTCAAGCTCTAAAACTTTTGCATAAGCCCGCTCATATCGCTCCGGGTCCTTGTCCGCCCGGAGGATAGCCTTTAAGGAGCCGGTGATCAACTTAATATCTTCCAACGCCAGGCCATGACCGTACAACTCCAAAACCTTTTTAGCCTGTAATTGCCGGATGAAAGGAAGGGAAAACAGGTCCTCGAAAGCCCACCATTGATTGCCGAATGAATCACTCCTCAAGTGATAAATTACACATTCGTTGTTGGTGAGGTTGTTGGTATAAGTTTTAATAGCCGTTTCCTTGCCATTAATTTCTCGGGTGCCCTTGCTTTTGAGTTGATACATAAAATAAAATTAATCGTTTCCGAGGTATTGGTATAATGATTTATCTAAAAAGTCCCGATGGAATGTCCAATTGTAATATCTCAGGCAATCCAATAAGTGAGTTTTTCGCTTGTCTTTATCCTTGTCAATGTCACCGTGCTCATTCACCACCACGCCGTTTAAATCAAGCGTAAGGTGAGGGCAAGCCTTGGTGTTTATAAAATAGTTGTCGTGCTTTGAAAATAGCGAGTTGGTCAATACTCTCGTATTACGGACCGACGGGTTGGCTCTTGGCACCTTTATTTGATTGGTAGAAATCTGGAGTTGATCTTTTATGACCGCGTAATAATTCCGGTTACCCTTACTGATTGCCGACCTGGCTCGCCCGCTGGCGTCGCCTGTCACCATGAAAAAAGCGTCGTTATGGTTGGCAATAATGTGATCGGTGAGCTGCCAAATGTCAGAAACAAGTAATCGATATTCTTTAAAAACGTGAATAAACCCGGTATCGTGTTGGCTCATTAGGCAAGTGATCGGCTCAACGTTAAAATCAAAAGAGGCGAATAATGGATGGCCGGAATCGAAACCAACGTCTTTGTGGTGTTTTCTTTCGTCGAATGAATAGGCAAAAACGTTGGCCGGTTTGGCAAATTCCCACGAGCCGCCGACAAACTGAGAGTAGAGATCATCATCCATATTCTGCCAACTTTTCCATTGCTCCGCCGTCACGAATGGATTATCCTCAGCGTTGGCGTCCTGGTAATAATAGGGAGGCGCAAGGGTGCCCTCTTGCGAGGGTCCGAATATCTTTTGTTTAACCCAAGTGAGGGTTGGGTTAAACGAACCTAAAATCAACGGGGTTGGCATTTCTGGAATAAGCCACGAACCGGCCCGGGAGATACACATATCGAGCGTTTTTTCCTGGAGCTCCTCGATTTGCTCTAAAAAAAAGCCGTTGCACTCCAACCCGAGCATCCACTTCATATCCGGGTCCGTATTGAAGTTTTCACCCGCGAAAAATATTTTGCTTTTTGTCTTTAAAAACTCGACGTGATAATTGGCCGCGTCCCGGTTCCATTTTACCGCCGCCCCTTGGCCGAGGATCTTTATCATTGTTTGGAGCGTCGTTTCTTTGATCGTGGAGAAACTTTTCCGGATAACATACCACTTTGAGCCGGGAAATATTTTGCACAATATCACCAGGCAAACGAGGCAAGCGTAAGTTTTACCGCCGCGAATTGCTCCGCCATAAAAGAGATAACGGAAAGGATTGTCGCCGAAAGCCGCCTCAATGACGGTATTGAAAAACGAGGTTTGTTTTGCGTTTTGGGTGAGGTCGGCCGTGATCATTGCGTCGGGTGTTTGGTGATTGAGTCGCTGAGTTGCTGGCAAGCCCAAGCCACCGCCTCCGCTGGTGACATTCCTTCAAGGTAGCATTTTATTGAAACTCTCAGGAGTGTTAATTCATCAAGGATTGAACCGACGCCGGTCACGCCGTCAATGATTTCGTTGAGGTCATTTTGAAGGTGAATATTTCGCGCCATTGTCGTGATATGCCGCTCGTGACAATGGTAAAAATGGCCCGGTCGATTCGTGACAGCAACCGCCGGGCCGGTGAGGACTTGTCGAACTATTTTAAACGACTTTTTTCGGCCTTGGTGCTCCAAATTGCAGCGGAGCAAATCCAACCGCTCCGGCCGGGATAACGGTCCCGATCACTTTCAGCAAGATCGTCTCAACGCCAGCGCCGAGATCCGCGTCAGCCGTCGCCACAAACTCCGCCGATCCCTGGCCTTGGGCAACAAACATTTTAGCCTCCGGGTCCTCGGGTTGCTCGTCGTCTTGTTCAATCGTGAAAACACTCTCGTCGCTGGAGGTCATAAGGAGCGAGCCATCCTCAATTGGCGCCTCGTTGCCTTGTGAATCAACCGGGTTTCCGAGTTTGAACGGGAGTACTTGGTCCTCGTGTAGTTGAAATTCCATAATAATTGCTTTGATTTTTATGTGATTAAAATTAAGAATGATTGGCCAATAATACCGGAGTTGTTTGCGCCGGCCAATAAGGTAAAATATTGCAGAAAACAGGAGCGCCCAACAAATTAAAACAATAAGCCAGTTAGGCATGATATGAGTTTTAAATGGCGACCACGCGGCCGCTTGGTAACTTAATTTCAGATGGCTCGGTGTCAACCATTGCGAATTCCTGGCGCTCAATATACCCTCGTTTTTTCCCTTTCGTCTTTAAATAGAAAATCGTTGAGGCCGCCTCACCTTTTGCAATTTGAGCAAACAATTCATTTTCGACGAAATCCAAAGCCACGTTGTCAATATCGGCAACGGCTTTTTTATAGACCGGGTCGCTATCCATCCAACGGTAATGTGACGTCCTTTCAATTCCAACCATATCGGCCGCCGCCGTCACAATGCCACAACACTCGACCAACGCCTCGAGCATCATTTTTTTTCTAATTTTTGTAGATTTCGCCGCCATCGTGAAATAAAAGTAATCGATTTTGTTTTATTGGTGTTGCTTTTTGTGGTTGGAGTGGTACAAATTTGGTCACAAATAGGGTTGAATTGGCTCGTTTGGTTTAAATTCGAGCCATTTTTCAAACGATTTGATATTCCAGTCCCACCGATTGACGGCTAAAATATAGTCTTGGAGCAAAGTAAACAGTCGTGATTTGTTGCCGGTTTCCATCAAAAAGACTTGGGCGAAATGGTAATCCTCAACCGCGTCTAGCATGGAGATCGCAAATTCGCGGTCGAGGTTGCTGAGGGTCATGGCTTGCGGTTTAAAAATTCATTCTCGTCGCCGGGTCGATAACTTCTCATATTCTCGGAAATTCCGGTCGTGGCGCTTATTTTTTTTATCGCTGAGTTGGTTGCCATCATGATCTCGCGTTGCGCTTCCTGAGCGTCAATATTCCAATCGTAGCCTTTTTTTTGAATATCGATCATGTCCTCTTTCATTTGAACGAGGGCTAACATCACCGCCTTGGCCTCCGGCCATGTTAGTTTTAAATGTGCGTGGTTTGCCATTAGCGTGAAATTTTCCGGTTTGAGTTTTCGATTTTCCGCCCAAGGAACATCGTCTCCAATTTCCTGTTTTGCCGCTTAAACGGGTGACTCGCTGGAAATTCCCGCCCCTTGGGCGAAAGTCCCAAGGCCTCCATGTAGTCGTAAATCGTTTTATTGGCTCGTTTTAGCTGCTTGGCCATCTCCGGGACCGATTTGGCTTGGTAGGTTTGGCGGAGGTAGATCGCGAGTTCCTGTGGCACGTCTGATGGTTTGAGTGGCATTTTTAGCGTTTTTTGCGGCCGTTGATAAAATTTGGTGGCACCTGGTTAAATCTCGGAGGCGGAGGAGGTGGTTTCATCCCGAAAGCCAATTGCACCCCAACCAAAACCTGGTTTAAGATTTGGGCCAACGTGCTCGTTGTCGCGTACATATTCGCCACCATGTTGATTGTGTCGGTGATCTTTTTGCTCGCCAGCTCCGGCGCCGCCGGGTCCTCGATTGGCTTGTTTATTTTCAGGCGGTGATCGTCGCCAACGAAAACACACGAATAAGACGGGTCGAGGATATTGATCACCCGGCGAAAGCCAACGGTGTGAATAACAGCAACGCCAGCAAGATCGTGTTTTCTGAGGATGGCCTCGATTTCCTGAGCTGCCAGGTCGAGGGTCGGGTGAGATTGTGGAGCCTCCGGGGTTTTTTCGTCGTTCATTTCTTTTTTTTGTTTAAGTACTTTTTAATGAGTTTTAGGTCATCCCGGTGAACCGTGATAAGAGCTGACTCACTTTGTTTGCCAATTGCGTCGGTGCATCTTTTGAGTAGCTGCCGGAGAAAGTCGTCGATTTCTTTCATGGTAATTATTTAGGGTTTGCTGTTCGCTGATAAAAAAAGTCATAAGCCCAATCAATTACCAGGTAAACGGCAACAAAGGCTTTTAGGATTGTCTCGGAGTCGCCTTTGATCACGAATTTGAAAAGGAGAAAAAAGAGGGCAAAAATGATAATTTTGAGAAGTGACTTTTTCATGATTTTACGTTTTATTGTTTGAAAAATTGTATGGCTTATTGCATTTTGGGCAGATATTACTTGTTGGGTCTTTACCGTAATGTCCCATTGCATCACAGTTTTCATCTCCCTTGTATGCAGGGGCGGCAGGAAAAACAACCGGCTTGATTAAAGTTTTTGCTCCATTGCAAACATCACAGATAAGGGCTGCATCGGTGCTTACCATTGATGGTGAATTATACCTTGCCAAATTTCCATCACCATTACATTTTGGGCAAAGCTGATATTCAGAAACTACACCGTCATACGCAGGGGCGGCAGCATAGCCAGCTTTGAGTTGTTCTAACAATGCTCTCTGATACCCGTCGTAATACCCGAATTGATATATTGTAGGGTCTAAATAGAAGTTTGACTTTTCAATCATTTCAAGCCTTATTTTATCCGGCCAATTTTCTTGTGTCATAGTCTTATGTAGTTTGTATTTTAGTAATAGCCTCTTTTACTTTTATCCAGTATCGTTCAGCATCTATTTCTAATTCGTGCCTAAAATTCCTTCTACTATCCATAAAACCATCAAAGGACTTTAATATCTCATCTACACATATTAGGGCGCATTGCTTCGCTTGGTATTCAAACATTCCCCATGAATGAAATCCTTCAGAGCCAATTTCAATCTCTTGAAACTTAGCTACCAATTCCCTTGCTTTAATCTCTTCTTGTGTCATAGTCTTATGTAGTTTGTATTTTAGTTGATGATTATAATTCAGACCATTCGGTGTTTTCTAATAGTTGTTTTTGAAGTTGGTTTATGTACTTAGTCTTATTGCCAACCCGATATTGCAGTGATCGTTTTTTAACAAGCAACACGTTAATCTGACTATTAATATTCTCCATTTCACGGTTGTCTTTTTTAATATCTTCCTGAACTTTAAAGATTCGGTCTTTAGTTTTTTCCACCGGCCACGGTGCTTTCGGAACTACTTTATCAAACTTCATAGTTTATAAGTTGAAATCTTTGATTGATTACTTTTTGCTTCCTCAATAACCTTTTTCAACCGGCCAATCATTAATCCTACCATTGCTTTATTGTAAGGGGGTCTAATTTTATTTTCCTTTTTGACTATCTTTTGCAGTTCTTTCAGCCAGTTTTCTGGTGTCTTATCTCCCTTCCATTGGTTACAATCCCAACAGCAAGGCACTCTATTTAGTTTCAAGTCAAGGCCACCTCTTGACACAGGGACTACATGGTCTTTTGTTTTTTCAATACCATAATCAAACTCTCTAACACAATACCGGCAGATATTTTTATGATGATTTATTTCAGCAATCTTCCCTTTATGCGCTCTTTTATCCAAAGTGCTTTCCAACCAACGGTCAAAAGGTTTTATTTTATTAGGCCAAGAATCAATATAGTCAACCATGTAAGCAGATAAAAACCGCAGCTTCCTATCTATTGAAATAGCTGTCATGGTATTTAAGTTTAGTTAGCTTTCCTTTTCTTCTTTGGGCTTACCAAATTTTAATTCATCCCTCATTGAGACTACCAATGCCTGTGCCTCCATCTCGTCACTAATCTCCCTCAAATAATCTATTAATTCATCTGCATCCATTTCCTGCTTTTCAGCCAAATCAGCAATTGTTTTTAACGCATTGGCCGTATTTTGATTCATCATTTCAACAGATTCATTTCGGGTAAATGTGTCGCCAAAATAATAATTTAAAGCCTTGACAATTATTTCAGCCCCAGATTCGTGAGTTGCCACCCCTACAGTTTTGTTTTGAGTTGTCTCCTTAATATTTTTTTTATCGTTGTAATAGCTCATTCCTTTTCTTCTTTGGGTGATTGGGAAACGAAATATTTATCATACAGCCGTATTAGGAACTTCTCAAATTCTGCCTGATATTTTTTATACGAACCGTCTTTTGGAAAATCTTTTTTCTCATACTCTGAAATAAATTCAGCCACTTTATCAGCCTTCTCTTTATCCATTGGTATATCTTGCTGCTCTGGAAATGGTTTACAAAGTTTTTCAGTACACCTTTTACAATTACCACCAACTAACTCACTTCCACAAATTGAACAGCACTCTTTTGGTAATGGTATGGCTATTGTTTTTTTGTTCATTTCAATCCATCCATTTTTACAACAAGCGGCAATATGTATAATGCCCGGATTTTTATGACACGGGCAATGACAACGAATTTTATCGCAACTATCTTCAAATATAAAATGCACACCTTCCTCAACTATCTTTCCATCTTCCCAATCAGGTTCAGGTGATACGGTGAAGTGAGGGCGGTCGGCAAAAGCTCTCCACACTTCATTTGAATCAGTTGATTTTGGACGTTCAAAATCTGCCCAAATCTCTTTTTTATCTTTGAAGTATTTGAAAGGTTGATTCATAATTTATTCTTTATAAAAGTCAGGGTATCTAAATCTTGCTCCGTTTTGGGTTTCGCATTTTAAATGGGTGTTATTCCTTCGGTGGGTAATAGGCTTATCAACCTTTTTCTTTTTAATCAATCCCAACCACGTTAATATTTTTTTCATAATTTTTGAAGTATTTGAAAGGGTTACTCATGGTTACTTATTTTGAAGTCTGTCAATTTCAGCCGCTATTAATGCGCCAGCTTTGATAAGTTCCTTAATCCTATCTTTCGGGGTTGGCTTCCACCACTTATCTTCGAACGGCCATATCGGGATAGTAATTTTTATTTCGCCATAGCCGCCATAAGATTCTTTAATTTCTTTTTTACCCAATGCGTAGCAAGCGGCAGCTTCAGCTAATTCACCCCTCCAATGGTCATCATCATGTTCCGGTGTCCACCCCTCAACTTCAACCTGACGTTTTCTTTCTTCAGCGATTTGTTCAATTCCTGATTTCATAATTTTAATTTTTTTTGGTATATAGGTATTAAGAGTTAAGGGAATCCAACTTTATCAAGCCACGCTCCAGCAACTCGAAAAAACAAATCCTCAGCGCCGCCACGTCGCCGCCGGCCTGGTGTTTATTCGTAAACTCAGCGTTGAAAAGTTTTAGATAAAGCTCCTCCAACCGGGGAAACTTAAACTTCTTTTCCGCCTTCGACAACCATTCCCGTTGCCCCTTGTGAAACGGGATCGCACAAAACTCAACCGTCGCCTCCATTGTGCAAATCTTTGGGACCTTTTTTCCTTTCATCCCGTACCTGATCATCTCACAACCGAGGACGGGATGATCGAAAGCCATATTGTGAGCGACTAAATAATTGGCTTGCTCCAGGTCGGCCAAAAATGCCGTCAGGACCTCACGAATAGGCTTTCCCTCGGCTTTGTTCCTTTCCTGAGTAAAACCATGATCTCGCCAAAACGGCTCGTCAGGCACCTTCCAAACGTCAGGTTTGACCAAAAACTCATGGTTGGTGATAACGTCGCCAAATTGATCGGTCAGGCTCCAAGCCAATTGCAAAACACGAGGCCAATTTTCGAGGTCGGTCATTGGCGCCTTAGAATCTTTCGGCAAGCCCGTCGTCTCCGTGTCCATGAATAAAAACATAGGTTTTAGTTTGTCCGGGTTGGTAATTTTCTCAAAAAAGAAACCAAATGATCGTCCATTTTGGCTCCAGGCTCGGCGCTCAATATTTCGTCGATCATAAACTCAACCGTGCCTCTCAACGGGAGCCGCTGGTAAAGTTCTGTAAAAGCCCTCATAAGGATATAAACGGTTTCAATCGGGAGCTCCTCGTCCGGGTCGCCATTCTCTCGGGGTTCGTTGGGCCAAAATAAAATGACTGTTTTTTCCTTGAGTAGATCCTCAGCCGCCAAAATCTGAAACAACTCGAGCCATGACTCAAGGCCGAGCTCCTCCAATTCGTAGTTTTTGGTTTGCATATTTCAGGGTTTTATTTACAGGTTAAATTCGCTCCCAACCTTTCACCGAGACGCGAGCCCCTATTTTAATACTGTCAGGAATGCACTTATAAAAAATGTGATACTCTTGCCGGTAAAGGCGAGCCCGGACATAAACGAGGCCGTCCTGGTCATGTAATAGCCGGGTGACGACCGCGTAATCAGCCGACTTTTTTGACGGTGTGCAATAACGTTGTTGAGCACAACTCGCCAGCAATAAAGAGGCGACAAAAACAAAAAGTAAATTTTTCATTGTTTGGTTTTTGAAATGGTAAAAAAAAGGATAAGGCTCAACTAATGGCGGAGAGCCACCGCCAAAAGTCGGCTCGTTTTATAGTAAGGTGGATTGACCGCCCTCGCGGCCTGGTTTCTCTCTCGGAGTGCTTTTATAGGTCGTTTCTATTTGGTCAATTACTTTCAGCCCAACACATTTCAGGCTCATGAAAACCTTTGCTTTGCCCGTGTTTTGCCATTTGCGGCCGTGAACCTCAACCTCGACCTCCAACCTGTCTCCGACCTTGATACCCGCCAGGCGCCCGGTGTTGGTGCCGTGGAGCTCAATTTCCCAAGTGTTTGGGTATCTCAGGACGTCGGGCTCGGTGAGCCAAAATACTTTTTTTGAAAAGGTAGGCCGGGTTTCTACTGGAAATATTTCCGAGACTATTCCCGTTAATTTGATTGTTTGCTCGCTCATGATATATTTTACTTTAGTGATTCCGTTACTAAATTCACCGCCGTTTGGTGACCGGCCTCAGCTTCCTCCCAAGTTGAATATCTTTCGCAATAGTCGTCATGATCTCCGCCGAAAATCATTGTTTCAAACAACATCACCTTGCCACCAAAGCCGTGATCAATACCTAAAAAAACGGTTGAAATTGTAATGCCGTCAATCATTTTTGACGCGATAATTCTGTTTTGACTTTTAAACCAGCTCGCCCAACTTAAAAGGTCGTCGCAATGGATAGGTGTTTTGCCGTCTAAAATGTAGTTCATGATATATTTTTTTAAAAAGGATTGTCGCCTGTTTCCTTATAAAAAGCCTTTGGCCATGTTCCGGGATCAACTTGACCGAACCTTGGCTCCTCTTGGCTTGGTGTCTGCAAATAATTTCTTTCAAATTCCCGTTGACTCATTGGCTCCAGCTCCTCAGCTCTCGCCCCTTCGCCAAACTCATTAAAAAACCGCTTTACTCTCTTGCTCGCTCCGCCAAACCGCCGCCAAACAGGTTTGATTTCTGTCACCAAAAAATTAGTTCCTTCCAAGTGCTTGCGAGCCGCCGAATCAGTCGCCAGGAAAAAATAAGTTTCGCCGATTTTAATATCGTTTGTCCTCATGACTTTGGTTTTTTGCCTGGTTTCTTTTTGGGAGATTTTTCAAAAATAGGTTTGGCCGCTCCCATTGCGCCGCCGCAATTAGGGCAACCATATTTCCCGAGTGACTCCTCGAAAATATAACCGCAACGACAACGGTATTGAGTAAATTCAAATGATTGGTCAGCGTTCATTTTATAGAGAAAAATGGCGATTTTGAATATCTAAACACAAGCCTAAAAACATTGTGCCGTGACCTTTGGAAGTGTCCTCAACGCGATTTAATTCGTTAGTATAAACATTGATATTAAAACAATCGCTACTAATACCGCGGGAATAGCTAAAACCAGCGCCATAAACCACCTTTCCCTCAGCAATCAACGCGACAACTTTTTCGGCAGTGGCCTTGACGTCGTCAGAAATCTCGGGTATTTTTACCGCTGATTTTTTAACCCTTGCAACTTCGCCCGTGCCATTGCAAGCAAAACAAATACCAGCCTCAACGTGCGAATAATGGCCTATTGTACCGCGACCGTTGCATTTTTGACATTTTGCCATTTTGATAAGTTTTACCAAATATAGTAATATAATTTTACTTTCCAAAAATTTATTTTTTGTAAATAAAAGCCGGCGTTTGTCCAACCGGCTTTTTATCCGAACCTGGTTAGTAAAAACTACGTTGGCAGCTCGTCGAGCCGCTGGTAATGAATAAACGGTGTAGGGTCGTCCTCGTCACTAATTGGCCGGATAAAAATTCCCGTTGGCCAAAAGCCATTCACGATCTCCGCCGCCTTGTCCGCGTCCAAAGCCGCTTGCGTATAATCGACCTCATTGATTTTTTGCTCTTGCTCATAACCGAAAATCGGGTCCTGTTTACAAAATAGCATTAAGGCATTGCCGGAGTTGACAAATTTCATATCTGTAAACCAATACCCGGCCGCGTTCATGGTTGCGATCATGGCGTTGCAGTCAGCGACCTCGATCGGACTACCCTCAACGAGCATGACGGTATTATCGAAATTGGGATAAATAGGCATTGTTAAAAATTTTGCTTTCCTAAATTAGTGATTATTCAACCACTACTCCGCTCGGGTTTTCGGCCGTTTGCTTTACTTTTTTCATGGTGCCGTTTTTCTTTTTGTTGACCTTGGCCTCGACAATGATCGGCTCGTCAATCTGGAGCTTGGTCACGGGCTCCTCAAATTCCATCTCAGTTTGTGCCGGGTCGCCGCGCTCGGTTCCTTCCTTATAGGCGATAATCCGCTCCTCCAGGTAGTTTAATTTGACAATAAGATCATCCATGAAAATATAACGAGACTGCGGAGCTTGCTCGAATTTATAAAACGGGGTGTTGAAATTGTGAGCCATCCCGTTGGCTAAAATTTTGTGACCTGAGATGATCACGCCGGCCGTTCCCTCGTCCTCGTCGCCGCCGAGAGAGTAACCTTTTACCCGGAAACTTTCCGCCAGCTCGTTTTGAGTGAATTCAGCGTCGATAATATCCTCGACCTCTTTTGGCTTTACGTAACCCGCCATGACCGCGAAATGAATGGCAAGAGCGTCGAGCCCGGATTGCAGATTTTTATGAATAAGAGCTTTGTGAATGGCTCCAGGGTTGTTGATCTCCTCGCCATTGGCGTCGGTGTCGATTGAGGAGATAACGAGGCCGCGGCCTTTTTTGGTTTCGTGAATTCTAACCTTTGTAATTTTTGATTTGCTCATGATTTGGGTTTTATATGTTTTGAAATTGAGAGACCTTTTTCGATTGCCCACAAAGGGAATTTTTCAACGTAACGGTTGCAAGCGTTACAGGATCTTAATAAAAATTTTTCGTCGAGTAGATTGGCGCCGCGGCCTTTCTTATGGTGCAAGCCCTCCGCCAACCCGGTGCAATCTGGAGTGTTCATTTCACAATTTGGGTTTTCGGTGAGCTTGCTGGAAACTATTTTTTTATATAGTCGCTCGGCTTTCGCCAATTTCTTTGACTTGTTGCGAACGGGAGGCCGGGGTGTGACATTTTTCTTTTCAGGCGGCTTGTGAGATACGGTCGATGGTTTGTGACTTGGTTTTCCTTTTGCTCCGGCATAAATACGGTGACCGAAACAAAAGCCGTTTGGACCGGCCGGCATTTGACAGCCGGAAAAATTGCAAGTTGACATTTTATTTCACCTCGTTTATAAGTTTTACAATTCGATCTCTCAGCGAGCTGGCCATTGCCTGGAAAGATTTCGTTTTGAATTCCGCCGGGTCGATCATTCCCGCCGTCTCCTCGAGTGAGGCCACCAGTAAAGCGAACCGCTCTTTATCTTTCAACCCGAGCTTTGCCTCTTTTTCGGCCGCAGCTTGCTCGTCTTGACGTTGTTTTTTCATTTGAGCGTTGGCCTCGAAAATCCTTACCTCAACCGTGCCGAACCAGCCTTTTAATTCCTTTTCAGAAAACTGGAGCAATTGCCCGAAATCCATTTGAACCGAAAAAAACGGCGACACAAACTCAAAAACATTTCGTTGATAGGAATATTTTAAACCGGCTTTCTCAGCTCTTTCGGCAATGTCTTTTTTTCGAGCCTCGAGCGCCGATTTCTCAGCCTCCTGTTGTAAACGGTAAGCCTCGGCCTTTTCCTTTACAATTTCAATATCAACTTTCGCGTTATTAACCAAACTTTTCCAACCAGCCTCGTCATACTTCTCAATTTGGTCGTCGGTGATAGTAATGTCCTCGCCATAAGAAAAACAGTCCTGAAAATCTCGATAGACCATTCCCAACCTCAGCAACTCCTCAAACCGTTGACTAATTTTTGCCATCTTAGCCTCTTTTTTTTCAACTTCAACCCTTTCCCGCTCCAACCTTAACTCCTCCTGAGCTTGCCTCATTTCCCTTTGTTGCCGCTCCAGCTCCTCACGCTGGCGTTGCATCTCCTCAGCCGCACGAATTGACGCCATCTCCGCCTCGTGCTTTTTTAGCTGTATCTCCTCCCATTTAGCCGTAATGGCCGTTTTGAGCCGCTCAAATTGATCGTCAGGCAAAGCCCGGAGTGTTGCCACGTCCATCGAAATAGCGTCACCTATGCAATAAAAACCGTCTTTAAATTCCATTCCCGCCGCCAGTACCGCCTCAACCCTCGCCATTGTCAGGCGTTGCTCCTCCTCAATGGCCCGTTGCTTTTCCAGCTCTTTTGCCTCGTCGATTTCTTTCCATTTTTTATAAAGATCCTCCTCCAAAGGCGTGATCAACTCAATGAGCCGGTCCTCCTCTTTTTTAATCGCTTTCGTGATAACGGTGTAACCGTTGCGGAGCTCCAAACCTTTTTTCTCGAGCTTGGTCCTGGTTGAGCGAACCTCACCCCAAGCCTCCCGTACTTTTTTATAGCCTGTTTTATCCTCAGCTCCGGCAATGGTCAGGCCCTCAAAATTTTGTTTCATGGCCTCGATGGCGGAGTCTGCCAAATTGAATTTCGCCACCTCGAGCTTTATTTGCTCCTCGGTGGTAATGACTTTGGCGACGTGAGTCAGGCCATTGGATTGGGAAATTTCCTCGTGTGGAATGTCGGTAACCGTTGAGCTCGCCGCTCCGGTTTGTTTAGTTGCTTTGCTCATGATAAAATTAAATTTGTGGTAAATGTATAAATATAAAAACAGTTTCTAAAAATTTATTTTTGTTTGCATCGTTTGCTCTTTAAATCTTTTACAGGCTCCAGCATAATAGTCGGGGTCAAGCTCGCAACCGACGAAATCAAAGTCCATCGAATGAGCCGCGATTGCACTCGATCCACTTCCAAGGTGAGTGTCGAGAATTCGATCTCCTGGTTGAGCATAATTTTGCAAAAGCCATTTATAAAGTCTTATAGGTTTTTGGGTCGGGTGAATCCTTGCCTCCCTTTCATTTACAGCCCCAAAGCCAACCCAATCCAACCTAAAATAATCAACGGCTTTTTTGTGTGAAGTCCAAGCTAACTCACACGCCGCAAAATCACAATTTGGCGTTTGCCCAACTTTATACCAAACCGCCCAACTCGAGCTATTTGCATCGGGAATATTCTCAATAAAATGATTGGCGCCCCAAATTATTTGATGTTTTGAAACCCTCTTTAATTCAATGAAATATTCTCTATTCATTGGTTTTTCGTCCCAACCAATGCCAGTATATTTTGGTGCCGCCGGGTTTTTCCATTTTAAAGACGTTCTAACCCTTGTAGCTGCTTTTTTTGCGTCCTCACCGATACCATAAGGCGGGTCAACGATTGCCAGCTGAAAAGCCTTGTCGGGTAAGGTCGCCATGTAGGTCATACAATCGACGTTTAAAAGTTCAATCATTCAAAAACCTCCTTTATTTCAATGCCGTGGCAAGCCTTCATTAATTTTTTTTTGATAACATAAACCGGCGTTTTTGTTGGTTGGCTTTTGCAATCGACGTGCTCAACCGTCCCGTCGGAATAGTAGAGAATAAAATCACAAACATAAGCGCAAACCAAAAACCCGTTGACGATCATTTCAAACCTAACCTCTCGCTCAAACCGGGTCAGGACGCCAGCCGCCTGGAGCAATTTTAAGCGGTTGTAATAAGTCGCCTCAAGGTGTGAGCGAAAGTTCTGACCGTCGGAGGAGGTGGTCGGGATGGCCCGGTATTTTGATTGTGACGCCGCCTCCCGTTTTTTCCAGTAGAGACGAAACTCGGTTGCTGTCATTTTATCGGTTAGTTTTCCTTTCATTTTATCCGTTGCTTAATCGCCTGTTTATTTCACGTTGCTCTTTTAATTTTTCTTTCATATCACTCAGCCGCCCGGCCATGTTGTAAACCGCCGCCTCCATTGGGTTGGTCTGAGTCACCCGGTCGGAGGGTCCCATTCCCTTGAATTGCAAATGTTGTGTTTCCTTTATTCGTAAATATTCGACGTGCCGCTCTTGCCTGTAAATCTCAAACTTTTCCATGAACTTGGGAATGTCCATACTCTCGTAAAGCGTCCCGTATTTTCCCCTGGTTAAGCCTTGAAGGAATAACATAACGTCTTGCAAACTCAACCGATCCTCAGTTGACGTATCAAAAATTATTTCCGCTAAGTTTAAAAGTTGCGGAGCGGTCATTGGCCTGGAAAGGTTCATACTTTCAAAAGCCATTTGCAGCCCAACGACAACGAGAGCGGTCGCCCTTTTGGGGTCTTTGGCATACATTGCCGGTAATCTTTTTCCTTGTGGAATTTCAAGGATGGCCTCATATTTTAAGAGGCCGGTTTCGGTTTTGAACGAGTTTAATATCCTGGAAATTTCTTGTTTATTACCCGTTTCCAAAGCGTTTGTCAAACTCAGCTTGTACGGCTGATCGTTGATCCTCGATAGTTGATTTTCCATTTTGTTTGATTTTTAGTTCAAAAAGACCTGCCCAACCCTTTGCAATGGATTGGTTAATTATTTCGATTGCGTCATTTTCAAGCCCGGAGCTAATTTTTGCCAAATCAAAAAGCGTCGCTTGCTCACTATCCAAACTTTTGTATGTAAATCGGTGTTGCTTTTTTTTATAGTCTTTCCACCTATCCCAATTTTCTAAAAACTTTTTTGAATTCCAAGGTAGAATTAAAACCTTATTATCAAAATCAGCAGCTTGCTGCGTTGTATTATTTCCTTTACTTTCCTTTACTTTACTTTCCTTTACTTTAGAGTCGTTACGAACGTTTTTGTAACTAGTTACATTTTTTTCAACTTCCTTATTATCACGCCAATCTGAAATTCTTTTACGGTTTTTTTCTTTTTTTACTTGGTATGTTTCGCTATAAGACAAGATTCGTTCGTTGAAAGTTTCACCATTGTTTGACGAAATAAGCTCCAAACTTTCCATAAACGACCAACATTTTTCTAGCTTTTTTCCAACTTTTAACTGAGCTTTTAAGACTGCCGTTTTGATAGGTTTTTCCTGTTTTGCTATCTTCTCTAAAATGCAATAAAAAAGTCCCAAACCCTCGTAACCGTGCTCAATAAATAGCTCTGTGATCTTTTCGTCGTCGCTGGCGCTGGTGTCGTGGAGAAAATATTTCATTTACAGATTTTACAAAATAAAAACCCGGTCTCGGCTGTATAGGGCAGCTCCGACCAGGTTCCATTTAAAGCTCTAAAGAAAGCCTCGCTCATTCCCTATAAATGTGAGAGGCCGTTTGACAAATATAAAAACAAAAAGAACTACTTTATCTTATTTCTGAAAACCCGGTGCCCGGCCGCCGTCTTGCTCCAGTAAACCCGCCCCGCCGGTCCGAAATCTAACATTTGCACCCTGTCACCCATTGCGTTTTTTAGGCTATTCTCGGCCTTCAATTTCGTTGCCTCAATTTCCTTTATCTCCTCAGCCGCCGAGCGTTGGATCATGGCATAACCGAGCTCCATGTCGCTCCCTTTGCGCTCCGCCTCCAGCGGCCGGCCGAATTTCTCTTTTAAATAATTCGAGTAGGTCAGCGTCCCGTCAGGCTCCGGCGCCAGCTTGTCAATTTCGTGATCCAATTCTTGGAGCTTGCGTTGGTTGAATTGGTTTTCCGGCAAATACTTTTCATTGACGAATTTCCGCCCGGCGAT